ATGTGGGACGAACGGAAGGATCAGAACCGATGGCAGATGAAGTTCATATTGCCGGAACATAACGAGGCTTTGCGTCAATTACATCTCGCGAAGCAGAAGATAGAACGTCCGGTATTAAGCGAAGAACAAGTCGCAGAATTTGAGTTCGTTATTTCTTCGGCAATGAACGATGACATGCCGCTAGATTTCGAGTTGTATGATGACGGATTTGTTCGTGAAGTAAGTGGTCGCGTTGTATACGTGGACCATCTACGGAAGGAATTTCGTGTGAAGGATAATCGAGGCGATACTAATTTCGTTAAGTTTGCGGATATACTAAACGTAAAAAAACGCCCCATCCGGTTAGGGACGGGGCTTTTCGTTACTATTTACTTACCGCTATATCTCTACGTACAATCACTCGGAGGATGACCGCAATGGCGAATAAAATAGCGCCTAAAAATAAGCCACCCACTCCGCTCACGATTACACTCAACCACATTTGATCGGCTTTAGCCTTCGAAGTCTCATACGTTTCTTTTGCGAAGTCAGCCAACGTAGTGTCATCCATCGTCGAGATAAGTTTCTTACCCACAGCCGCCCCATCAACGATAGCTTGGTCGTATAATACGAAAGCTCCGATACAGCCCCCGAGTGCGATTAAAATTCCGAGAATCATCATTATTCTATATGTTAATACGTTTACCATCCGATCCCCTCCCTCCGTTCAATTATACGTTATTGTTATGTAAGACGGCTACCTACGTTTTATACGTAAGCAACCGCCAAAAGTTCCGCTTATTTCTTGCCGACTTCATCCAACGCTTTTCTTTCGCGCGCCTTCTTTGTTACGTCGTTGTTTTTCCAGTACGCTAAAAGCGAAGTTGCCCCGAGAAACAGCAGCGCAATAAAATCGGACACTGCCGCTTCATCTACCGGAATCGTCTGCACGCCGAACATCGTCAGCCCGCTATTTACGAGAGCCAACGCAAGCAAAATAAACCGAGTCACCGTTCCTACGCTAATATTCGTCTTCATACGCTATACCCCGCTTTCTTTAGTGCCGCCACCAGTTTGGCGCGTGTTGCCGGTCCGTAAATACCGTCGTTTGCAATGCCGGCCTGCGTCGACTGGAATCGCTTAACTGCGTCTGCCGTTTTCGGACCGTAGATGCCGTCAATTCCATTATTCTTCGCCCCTTTGTTCGGGTAGAAATATACGGCAGCCAATGCGTTTTGAAGTTGAGTGACGGCAGCCCCGCGAGCACCTTGACGGATAACGCCGGTAGGTACCGTTAGTTTTTTGGACGACGTCTTCGGCGCGCTAGTTTTCACCGGCTTAGTCGCTGCGCCCGTTTTAGATGGCGCTTTGCTTCCGTTTAGCGCAGCGAGTTCTTTAGCAATCGCTTCTTTCACCGCTCCCCAACGACCTTCATCGAGTACACGGTGCGGACAATGCTTTCCGCTCCAATCTTCGTGCTTCTTCACGCGATCAACGCCCCAGCCGCGTTCTTTAAGAAGCTGCGCAATAAATTTAATCGCCAGTGCTTCCGCCTTTTTGTATCGCTCGCCGCCGGATTTTGAATAACAAACCTCGACGCCAATTGACGTTCTGTTTCCGCTACTTACGGCAGCGCCATCTCCGCAATGCCAAGCGTTTCTATTCGTTTCAATCCCCTGAATAACTTCCTTATCGTCAACTGCGAAGTGGTACGAAACTGTTGCGTTGTTGTTCCGCATGTACGTAATTTCATTTTCCGCAGGCGCATCATTTGCCGTATTGTGAAACGTGATGTATTTCGCGCTCATGGAATACGGGCATTTAATTGAAGTTTTCGCAGAAGATACGAGCATTTTTCGTACTTTAATCGTCATATAATCGTCTCCCTTTTCGTTTTATTTAGAAGTAATAACGGAACAGGACCGGCACCAACGCCAGCATTACCGGAACTGCAATCCCGATAAGCCAACGTCGATCACCTTTAACCTGGTCGCGGTATTCTCGTAGATCGTCGCGGGCCGTTTTGGCAATACGCAGGGCTTCGCTCGCCTTGTCGTCGGCTGTGTCCGCCCTAGATAGCGCCGTTGCCGCCATTTCTCGGAACTCTTCGAAGATGCGCGTCTGATGTTGTTGTGTTGCGATGATGGTGGCGATGTCGACCTGTATCTTCGCGATCTTTTCATTAAGTTCGTGCGTAGTCGGTTGAGTCACCGCAAATCCTCCTTAAGTGCAAAATAAAAAGCCTACGCTTCTACGTAAGGCTCACCCGTAATTTCTTCGTATTGTTCCGGCGTAATTTTCTTCATGACGACCGCGGCTGCGACTTGCTCCTTCGTCCAATCTCCGTCTGCATAAAACTTCTTGATGATCGCGAACCAATTCATTAAATCACCCCTCCCATCATTAGCGTAAAAACCAACTCGGCATGCTGCTGTCGTAGAACTTCGATTTCGGACGGCGCTGCTTCCGGAAATAGACTGTCGATGTACTCTTGCGTTGCACCCTCGAACCACTCTTCCGTCTCCGGATCGAATGTCGCGATAAACAGACCGTCTTGTGGTTTGACGGGCGTGTATCCTTCCGGAATTTCTTCGCCGTTTTCTATATCAACGAGTATTTCTCCGGCTGCTTGCCATACATAATTTTCATCGTATTTATATACGCGTATCATTAAAGCACCTCCTATACTTTCGCCGCCCTAAAACGGAAGCCAAACGTTATAAACTCGTTCGGATTAGCCGTATTAGAACACGATTGAATGCAAACCTTGCCGTCTGTTCCGATATACGTACGGTGGTACTGCGGGACGTTTGTCGTTCCTACACTCGAAGCTACTCCGATAAAATGCATTGATTGGATCGGAAAATAATCCGGTAGCAACGTGAACGCCGCAACGTTATTGCCAAGCGCCCCACCTGCGATTGAACCGATAATCTCAACGATACCGAATGCGTCTTTCGTGTAGCGCAACGTGTGAGGAAATCCGTCCGGCGATACGTATTGCTTCCACCCGTTGCCTAACGACGGCGTTTCCCAAACAACGGCGGTGTCTTTCGTATCTAAAAGGCGTCTCCATCCGCGGAAAGTTCCTGAACCGAAGGTATTGCGCCAAGTAGATCCGTCGTTACCCATCGCCAGTACTTCGCCAACATTATCCTCCGCAATCTGAAATCCGCGAAGCGAGGCCGAGCTAGGTCCGTTTGCTGACGTACTATTTCCGTAGAAAGTAGCCGTCCGAGCCGTTAGTAAATCCGTATATAAGTCCTTGCCGGCTAGGTTGAGTTTAAAAGAACCGGTATCAGCCGTTAGCTTCCGGAGCTGCCCCGCATTCCACTTCGTCTTATCGTCTGCGGTAACGTGCAGATCTAGATTGTTCGCGTGAAGATCGACTTTCTGTTGGGACCCCGACGTAGTTTCCTTCGAGTTCCATGTCGACCGCTCTTCGTTAGTTACGTGCTTTACTGCATCATTTGCGTGTGCGGTTACTTTCGCTTGGGCGCCGACCGTCGTCTCCTTGGCGTCCCACTCCGCTTTCTTCTGAGGCGTTACGTGAACATCTGTGTTTTCTGCATGCGCATCGACCTTTTCCTGCGCACCAACCTTCGTTTCAACGTTATCCAGGTCTTCAAACTTCGCTTCGATTTCCGCAACGGTTGCAACAACGTCGTCGTAAAGATCATTAATCTGACCGCGCAGTGTTTCAAAGTCATCGATGTAGTACTCCGCGACGGGTACGATGTCTTGATCGATGAGTGACTGCTCGATGTTGAAGCCGAATTTATGAATCGAAAGCGCCTGCCCGTTCGTGTAATACAGAACCAGCTCGGCTTTTACTGCGCCGTAATGACGAATTTCGTCCGCACCTAAAACATATTCGGCTAGTCCTTCTGGCTTATTAACTAGTGTGATTGCTCGAATAAAACGGCTTCCATCCGCCATCGCAAGCACCAATTTACCTACGACCGCAGACAACGGCAAAGGCACGCCGTCTTTCGTGAGCTTAAAGGACAGGCGCGCCGTGTTTATATCTTGCGTGCTGAATTGTATGGCGGCATTGATAGGCCGCTTTGTTTGCGCATTGACGTCGAAAGACAAAGCGCCATCTTTTGCTAACATCCGTTTTCCTCCCTTTAAATAACGTTCGCAGTCGATGTGATTGGGTCGATGCTGTTGTCGTTATAGCTGTCGTCAAAGCCCGCACCTTTTACGTAATTTCCGTAAGATGAAATTTGCGAGCAAGTATTCGTCAGATAAATACCGTGACGCATTCCTAGTCCGGTAATATCGTTAAACGCACACATGGATCGCGCTACGCCGGATAGAAATATGATTCCGTCATAGCCATCGCTTTCGGTTGCCCTCGTGCCGACATCTACGAGCGTATTAAAAAAGACGCGCACTCTTCGCGATTCTCCTGACACAGAGATACCGGAAAAGCCGACGTCTTTCAAAATATTATTTGCGACCGTTACGTTATTGCATAGACCTTCTTCGATACGAATTCCGTTTCCTTTGACGCCGCGTAACGTATTAGCTGTAGCTGATCCGTATGTGCTGCGTGTTATCAGAATACCGTGATGGCCTACGTTATCGACTATGTTATTTCCGATCGTATAGTTGTAAACGTCGGAGATGTGTATACCGTGTCGTTCAACAACGCCGTCAATTACGTTTCCTGAGATAACTACGTCATCAATCGTCTGATAACCTTTACGGCCATATACTTGAATCGCGTGATTCTTCGTGATGTTCGTGATTGTATTTTCGGTGATAATGTGGTGCTTCGTTTTGTTCACGCGTCCAGTCGGATTTCCGTTTGCATCCTGCGTATACTGCGACGTGACTCGCGGCAGTAGGATTCGGATTCCTGACGCGCAGTTGTTCAGTCTGTTTCCGCTGATTCGCGTATCATGCCACTTGTTCCCGCTTATTGCGTACTCAGTCGTGTCTTCGATCACGTTGTCTAAAATGCGGATGACTGAATACCAAACGCCGTCCGTACTCGTATGAGAATCGACTGCACGAGCCCAGCCGCCGAGTTTGTTAGATTTTCCGAAATAGTTTCCACGAATGACGATGTTTCTTGTGACAGTCTGATCGTATGACCCGAACGCGCCGAAGTTTGCGGATGAGCGCATTAAATCGAGCTGAATAGCTGCCGAGAACCACCGATCGCCTACGTAGTCCGCATAGCCTTTAAATTTAACGTTCTCGATCAGGACGTTTTGGTTGCCGGCGCAGTCAAATGCATGCCCACCTACGACATCAAGTACGGTAATATCTCGAATGATAATTCCGTCAGCATGCGCAAACCCGAATACTGAGCACTGCTGTTTAATGACGGCGCCGTTACTATCGAAGGTTCCTCCGCCTTCAATTACGATGTTTCCGTGGCCGTTATAGCCGCTGAAATTATCCGTTTCAAGTCCGTTGACTAGCATTGAGCCGACGAAGTTCCGTTTGATAACTGCGCCGGCCTGAACGATTAGACGCGTGTTTCTGAAAATCCGAAGCGTTCGTGTCTGCGTATAGTTCCCGGGCGGAACCACAAGCGTAATAGGCGTTGATTTCGATAGGTCAAGCGCCGCTTGCATTGCGTCGTCAAAGTTTCCGTATTTCTCTAAGTACGGACGCAACGAAATAAATACGGCCATGTCTTCGATCTTTTTCAGTAGTTTAGCGAAATCATAATCGAAGCGATCTTTCGCCGTCGGGTGCGTAGATGCGTCAAGTGCCACACGCAGATCAACGACTTCTTTGACGTCCTCACCGTCATGATTAACGACTAGATTCGCAAAGCGAGCGTTTAAGTTATCAAGGCGATTAGCAGCCGTAAAAAGCCCGTGCTGTATTTGCTCGGACTTGTGTGCGGGCGATGCGTTTTTATGGGCGTTTAGCTCGGCGGTCGCTTTCGTAAAACCTTGCTCGATGTTCGAAAAGTTATCGTTTAGGTCATTACGAGCATTTCGATCCCACGTCGCTAATAGCCGCTTTAAAAATACGTTAGCCATTTAGTGCCTCCTTTATTTTGATTCTAGCGCGGCCACTCTCGCAGTAAGCGCCGATAAATCCGATACAAGTTTGTTAAGGTCTACGTTTGCGCCGGAAGAACTGACGATGACTTTCGATAGTTTAATGAAATCTGCCGAAGACATTAGGCCGGCTTTTGATGCGCTAGCCATGTCTACTTGCGGCTTACCGTCCGGACCGACTACAATGCTTTGTAGCTTCTGATAATCGTTCGACGTCATCAATCCATCTGAAACCGCCGTCGCCGGTCCGTATTTCGGAATAGTTGTCGGGTCATAACCGTCGTCAAAGTTCGCATCGCTTCCGATACGTATTCCGGAACCTACCGATGTCCCTTTTACTTTTCCGGACGCATCAATCAACTTGGATACGCGCTTCTCAGTCTTCCGAAAGTTTTTCATGTCCGTTTTAATATCGCGTTTCAGCTTTCCGAATGTGTAAACTGGGGACTTATTCGGATCTGAATAGCGTTCAACTCCGACAACTTTAATCCGCTTGTTGATTCCGAACGGATCGATCATGCACCATACGTAGTCGCCTTTGCGGATGTCTTGGACGCCGAAATGTCGAAGCTCCGTATACGTCAGCGTCAAAGATAGCTCGATCGTATCCGTTAGTTCTTCCTGTAAGCGGAGTTCTAATTCGTCGGCATTCTTGTCGGTGTAAGCATCATCGCGAATAGGGGCAGCGTGCTTAATTCCGTAGATTTCGGCCAGCGGACTCGTATATTCAAGTTCGACCGCATATGCTTTCGTTTTGTCGTTCTGTTTACCGAAGCCGCGGATATACGTCTTCAACGAACTTGTATCGATCTCAACCGATTCGTCGCGCGAATTGAATTTATAACGAATCTGATAATCGGTGTCTCGAGCCAATTCCTTCGCAATGACAACCGTTTTACCTTCGAAGGCGTATTCCGCTTTGTATTTATCGAGTATGTCTCGCAGTAAGTCGTTAGAGAAACCATCGCCGAAATCTTCGAGTTCGAACGTAGCGTCAAGGCCTTCCGGTGATATGTCGTATGAATAGCCGGACCCTTCGAGGGCGATCGCAACCATGTCGTCAATGGTCATCTTCTTTTTCTTGCCGGACTTGCTGTAAACATAGTTGTCTGCGAGGTCGATTAACGGTTTATAGACGCCGGAAGCCTCGATCTTTATCGTTTCATTTACCGTGACTGGACGCGTCTTTTTGATGACGTATTCTTCGCCGTCGCAGATGAGTATGTTTTCGTTCTCGATCAATCCGAAAGAATGATCGTTATTCCTCGTGCTTAAAACCGACACATCAAGCGACTTTTCATTCTCTGCCGTTTCCCGAACTGTGCAATCGTAGTCAGTAAGCGCCTCGACTTCGCCTCTTACCGTTTTAATAAGTAGCTCCACCGCGCCACCTCCTAGAAATAATAGAATCGGAAATCGAATTTGATTTCGAAGGACCCACTAGTTCCCGACAACACAAATTCGTTCCAGCCCGGCTCAAGCCGAATCGTCTGCCTGTTTGTATCTCCGAAAATGCTCACGCCCTCTTTGCGTGCCTTGACTCCGTCCAATACGATCGTCTCTTTAGCCGCCGAATCTCCTGTATATTGCCACGCGTCACCCGTCGTTTTGTTCGTAATCTTAAGTTTTGACGAAGCGCCTTTATACGAAATGACGAACGGTAACTCTAACGGATCAATACGAATAGCCCCCGCATTGTAAATACGGAAGCTCTTTGACGTATGTTTATAGACCGGAATAGTATCTTCTAGATTTTCGCCGAACTGCCAAAGACTCGCGTCAAAAGTGAACGGATCTTGCGTCGTTCCGACCGATTCGCAATAAGGAGATGCGCTTTCGAACGTCAGTGTAAAATCGGCCACGCTTCCGCTTCTTTCCGGATCAAAAGAATCGCTCAATTCGACTCGCCATCGTTTTTTCGGATTGCCTTCCGCGACTAGATAAAACTCGGATTCCTGATAAAGAGCGTTATATATTTCGTCGCGCAGCAAGTAGAAGTCGGCTGCGTCTTCGGCGTACATCGTACATTCGGCTGTGATGCGCCGATTTCCGAAATCTTTGCCTGTTCGATAAGAACCGTTTTTCCCCGGTATGTTTTCGTAGGTGATATTCGGAGACGGCGCCGATACAACCAAGCTACGTACTAAAACAGATAGGTCTCGTGCCATGTCGATGATCGTTCCATTGCGGTACTGAATACGGAAGTTTGCATCCGAACGTGGAATCGCTGAAGATCGCCCGAAAACAATATCCGGCGAGAACGCATCTTCATTAAAGTTTTCGTCTATATCAACTACGGACGGTTCCGGCTTTGGCTGTGCTGGCTTATCAACATCGGTACTCGTATCCGTTGTCTTCTTCGTATCGTACTTCGTCAGGTTATGCGTCGCGATAATGTTGTTCAGTTTCGTCGCGTACGCTGGGTCCGTTGCGTATCCGGCATTTACGAGCGCCTTCGTTGCTTTCCTGTAGTTCGTTTGACCGACGACCGCTTTATAGTGATTCGGGTCCCAGCTCGTTCCGTTGATGTACAACTTCGCGAGGTCTTGCATCGACTCGTACCATGACGGGTACTTACGGAAGTCGGCGTAGACCTGAACGTTACGGCCATTGTAGACTTCCCACGTAAGCATCCGAATAGAGGCGCCTTTGTACGATCCTTTTACGCCGAATAGGTTCTTACCTTTCGTAGCCAAGCCCGAATTTCCGTAGCCGGATTCTAGACAGCCCTGCGCAATGACCAGCGACGCAAGTATATTGTAATTTCGATATATTTTCTGAGCGTCCGGCGCTATCGCTTTAATAAAACTAGCGTTACTCAACCGCTCACCTCCTTCCTAATAACTGCTTCGATCTATTTCGTCCATTTGCCGTCTGCTTACGTGCGGCTCGACGATACGTCCAACCACTTCGCCCTCCATGACCACCGAAAGCCCTTTAAGAGACTCGATAGCAGATGCGAGGTTTGAAAGATTCGACTGCATTTGCGGACTAGAGCCTCCTGATGACGCAACTCTCGCCGTATGACCTGCATCTATCATTCGGAATAAGTTCGCCTGCTGCGCTTCAGTCAAGACCATTTCGTTTCTTAACGCACGGATATCAACCTCACGACTCATCGGATTACCAAACTTAGACGCTAGACCTCCGGAATGTAGCTTGCCGGCTGGTTTGCCGACGATGCCTCCGACGTGGTATTCTCCGACCGCACGACCGCCTCCGCTATGAACACTAACGTCTTTGCCACCGCCTCTATTTTGAACCGTAACAAATTCGGTTTTATTTAACGTGATCTGCTTCGAGATGTCTTTCGCGAGTTCAGCGTTCATATTACGAGCTTCTCCGGTGATCTCTGCGACTTTAGCGCGTGCCGCTTCGAGCTTCGCGATTTCTTCTTCAATCTTTTGGACCGCACGTTTATACTCTTCACTCTTCTTCTGACCGGCTGACGTCGTGCTTATAAGCTTCTGCTTCGCCGCCTCTTGTTTTGCGATTTCTCTATCGATGACACTGACCGCTTGCTCGCGTTTGGCTTTAAGGCCAACTTGGCGCAGTTCTATATCAATTAGTTTTTTATCGACTTGGCCTAGTTTAGCTAGTTCTTTTTGGACCTCCGCTAGATTCGCTTTTTTACTCTGAAGAAGTTCCGTACTTTTAATCAATTCATTACGCATATGCTCTAGGCGTTGTTTCTCCGTATTAAGGGTGACTTCGTGCGACTGCGCTTGGGCCTCGTTCCCGCTTCTTTTAGCTTCCGCAATTCTCGATTCAATATCTTTAACTCTCGCTAACTGTTCAGTAACGGCCTTTTCTTTCTCGACCCGCTGAGCCGCTGCTTCATTGATATCTTTCTTTAATTGCGCCTCTTTCGCAAGGTTCCCCTCCATGTTCCGCTCGGCGATCGTCTTTTGTTTTTCGAGTTCCAAACGTAGCTCTTCCGCTTTTTCCGCACTCAATCGTTTCATCGCTTCGGTATTCTTCGCAATCGCGTTACCCTGCGCCGAGAAGGCCGCTTCAGTTTCCGGCGACTTCTTGATGATCTGATCGTTTAGACGTAAAAACTCGTCGAACTCAGCGTTCGTCAGACCGGACTTTTTACGGAGTTCTTCTTGTTCCGCGTTGAGCTTCTTGATCGCTTTCGAGTCTTTTTCGTTGGCTAATTCGTCTGTAATGTCGAGATATCGCAGCAACTCGTCATTACTTAACTGAATGCGCGCTTTGAGGTCGTCGTATCCTTTGATCGTCTTATTGATGCCCTCGACTTCTTTTTGCTTCGCGTTGGCTGCTTCTAAGTTGACGGTGTTTAGCGCTTTATAGCCCGCACTGACGCCGACCAGTAAACCGCCAAGCAACGAAAGTCCCGTTATGATCCAACCCGCCGGTCCCATCGCTGCGAACAATCCACGCAATGCAAAGCTGAGTTTTATCGCGGAAGATGCCGTCAAAGCGATCGCCGCTGACGTCCCTACCATCGCAAGACCTGTCGCTACGACGCTAGGGTTGACCTTACTGAATACTCCGACCAACTTCGTTCCTTGATCGACGATTGACCGTATATGCGGTAAGAATTCGTTTCCGAGCTTAATGCCGACGCCTTCGAGTGCCGATTTAAGTTCTTCGAACGACCCCTTAAGGTTATCCATCTGCGTCTTTGCTACACGATCCGCCGTGCCGCCCGATTCTTCGAGTGCCTTCGTATATCTTCGAATCTCATCCGATCCAACCGCAAGCAACGAAACGAATCCCGATGCCGCTTCCGTTCCGACTAATGACGCAATAGCCGCCGTTTTTTCCGCTTGGCCAAGATCGCCAAACTTCGAGTTTAAGTGATCGATAATGTCCGGCAACGACTTCATCTTACCGTCAGCCGTCTCGACCTCGATTCCGTAGGCCTGCATTACTTTGGCCGCGCGTCCTACCGGATTGGCGAGCCGCAACATGCCCGCTCGTAATGCCGTACCTGCCATCGATCCTTGGATACCAGCGTCGGACATTTTCGCAACGGCTGCCGCTGTTTCTTCGAAGCTAAAGCCGAGCGCAGTAGATACCGGTGCTACGTATTTCATCGCATCGCCAAGCTGTAATAGGTCTGTGTTGGCCGTCGTCATCGTTTTAACTAACACGTCAACTGCGTACGTTGAATCTTCCGACGCAATCCCAAAGCCGGTCATGATATTCGATACGATGTCCGCCGATGTTCCCATATCAACCGAAGCCGCAGCCGCCATGTTTAAAACGGCCGGCAGCGAGCCGACTTGGTCTTTAACGCTGAATCCCGCCATCGCTAAGTATTGAAGGCCTTGCGCCGCTTCTGTCGCCGTGAATTTCGTCGTTTCACCGAGTTTCATCGCAATGTTCTGAAGGTCTTGGAAGTCCTGTCCGGTAGCGCCCGAAATTGACTGAACCTTCGACATTGCTTGCTCGAAGTCGGCTGCGGTCTTGACCGATACGCCAATACCCGCGACTACTGCGCCGCCTACTGCTAGGGCTGCCGTTTGGATAAGTCCCATTTGCGAGCTTAACGACTTAGCCGAATTGCCCATCTGTTGCATTTGGTTCTCGGCCTGAGAGACACCGGCGCTGAACTGACTCGATTCTAACGTTAAACGGGCGACGATTTCGCCTACTGTAGTTCCTGACATTCATTTTCCTCCTTCCCTCCGTTATTTAAAGAAGTTCCGCAATTGCTCGAACTTATCTCGGTCGAATTCGTTACGTTCTACATAACCTGCTTGTTTGCGAAGGTCTTTTAACATGCGTTGATAATCCGCGTCTTCCATAGCGCGCCCTTCAGTGCCGACGAGTGTCGATATCATAGAGAGCCGTTCAATTGCGTTAGACTTCGTCTTTGAACGTAGGAACTTCGGAATGTCGACCATGAAATAATCGTTTTCGATCTGTCGCTGAGTAACGCCCAGCAAGACCGCCGCGTCTATTAAGTAATCATCGATCGTGTACTCGCCTTCATCCGTTATTCTGTCGGTGCTTTCGGAAGAAGGCTTTTCAGGTTTTTTGCTACGGACTGCAAACGGTTCTTTTCAACTACCGCGATAAGAAAGTCGATTATCTCGTCAGTGCCGACGTTTTCGAGAATGTAATCTTCGTCAAGACCGGAAAGAACTGCGACAATTTTAGCGACTTCATCCATCGCCAACTTAGCTGCGGCAACTAACGTAGAAGCGAAGTCTTCTTGTCCGCTGGTGCTTAAAACCGTAATAAATAAGTGCGGCAGACGATCGACCACCTCGAATAGCGCCTTCCATTTGACTGGCGTCAGCTTCGGAATTTGCACCGTTTTATCACCGAGTATAAGTTCGCTTGATACCTTTTTCGTTCCGATACCAAATAAGCTCATTGCGTAACCTCCTTTCAAAATAAAAAGACACCGCCGGTAAGCGATGCCTTCCGTTGTTATTCCGCCGTTTCGTCTCCCATAATAAATAGGTCGCCGTCGTTGTCCGTGTCCGGGTACGCTTTAAACGTCAGATTGGCGATACGCTCGTCGTCTGAGTTATACGTATACTCCGGATCTGACATAGCTCCCGCAAGTGGAATCGTGATGTAATCGTTTGGTGTAGTTCCGGTAGCCGTCGGCTTGATAACGAGCTTTTTGGCTGCTGCTAACATATCAAAGCCGGCTTTACCGGATACAACTAGCTTCATCTTCGCAGGGTCCGTACTATCTTTTACGAGTCGGCTATTCGGCATTGCTGCGGCTAGTCGCTCTAAGTCATGTAACGCGAACGGTACCGTCACTTCCGCATTACGGCCTTTCATCGTTGATTTAACCGGCGTGTCGCCATATTGATCAACCGTGGTATCTTGAATCGACGTTTCTGCCTTAAAGATGATGCCGCCTTTCGTGATATCAAACGTAACTAGCTCGGAACCTTCGCCAAACTCGACGATTGCCGGACCGATAGGAACGTTAATTCCTTTAATTCCTGCAGCCATCTATTTTCCTCCTTTTATATTTGCGCAAAATAAAAGCTCCCCTATGGACGCTCTACGCAATTGAAATTTAATGAATATATCGGACGATCAGATTCGTCGTCTCCTAAATACAAAGGTGCCGAGTTATTGCAGCGCATCTGTACGATCGAGCTTTCGCCGACCTGCACTTCGGTTAGATTCGTAAGCGCATCGTATAGCTCAAACGCTTTGTCTTCCGTACCTGCGCCGTCTCTAGCCTCGCCTCGTACTAATACTTGAAAGGACGGCCGCTTTAGCCCGGTGTATTTAGACGTCGGAAATCCGCCCGTCAACTTAACCGAGATTGCGGCGCCTTTACTGTCTACCGGAAATTTATTTACGTAATACTTCCCGTAAACTTTCGACTCGATGAAATCGATAAGTTCCCCTACGCGCATTAGCTCAACCCCCTATGGACGCCTTCAGCGATCCAGCGTACGTACTTCTCGGCGTTACCTTTCAACGGACGTTCAAGGTATTTGTTTCCAACTTCGTAGCCGTCGATGCCGCCTGCCGCTTGCGATGCCGGTCCAAGGTTGTAGTCCATTTCGTGGGTCCATATCGCATAGTTGAACCCACCTTCTACCGCTCGGAAAGAAACGTCCACGACCGCTTTGCCTTTCGCCAGCTTATAGTTCTTCTTGATACTCGCGCGTAAGGTTCCTTTGTCAATCGGCGCGATGTTCTGCGCAATCCTACCGAGATCGTCGCCGGAATCCCCTAACGCTTGGGCGGCGCTTTCTAGGGCGCTTCGACTAGCGTTGTTAATGCCGGTTATGAAACTACTCGCATCAAACGTAAAACTCATAGATACACCTCCGTCAGTAACGCCTTACCGTCGATATGCCTCTTAACGTTGATTTCCTTCGGTCTCTTTTCCATCGTTTCTCCGAGTTCATTCGTATAAGAGATTACGTCGGTATAACGAACATCCGCCAGGCGATCTAATAGAATACGAGCCGATGCGACGGCTTCTTCGGATTTAACGACGCCATTGTTGCGCGCCTTGACTGCGGACGACCCTTCGTCGATACGGCATTTAAGCGTAAATTCGGCGCCTTCTGTACTCGGATTTCCCCAACGGTCTAGCTCGTCAGATGGGCGCTTCACCGTAATAGTTTGACGCATTGGAAAGATCGCCATCTACAGCACCGTCCTTCTGATTCGCTTGCCTCCGATTTGAACGCCGTTCTCGTCTTCGATAGCACTGATGGATTCTCGCGGTATAAGATCCTCGTCTTCACTCCGTAGCGTATCTTTGTAGTTAAACGCAGCGACGCCGGTGATAGAATACGAGGATATTCCGTGCTTGTTAAGTCGGTTCGTATCGTTGTATGCGATAGCCAGTACGTTAACAAACTCGTAGACCGCTTTATCCGGAATGACGTATTTAGGAAAAACACGCGTCAAAGTCGAAGAGGCCCGATTCAATAACCGCTCCTTCTTCTCTTCATCTGCGCCGGTCCAATCCTCGATATCTACTAACATCGCATTAATATAATCGTTTGCTCCTTCGACCGTAGCTGCCATTAGCCCCACCTCCTGTTATTTTGCGGAGGATTTCTTGGCGGGCTTTTTAGCTGGAGCCGGCTTCGGTTTATCCTCCGTTTTTGGTTCGTCTTTAGCCGTGCAAACAGCATCGACGAGTGCGGTTAGTACCTCGATCTCTTCCGGATCTGTAGTCGTATAAACGCCGTCTGAGAACTTCCGAGGCATTCCGCCTACATAAAACGTTAATTCTTTATATCGTGATTCAAACGTTGCCAAGTCCGCATTACCTCCGTTCTGTCAAAAAAGTAAAGCCCGCGAGTGCGGGCCGTTATTACTTAGCGCCTTTGATGCGTGCGTGAGCCGGCTCTTGAAGGAATTCAAGCGTGTATTCACCGACAAGCATGCCTTGGAAGTAGTCGCCTTTCTTGCCAAGGTACTCATGGCTCATGTCGCGCGTCTGTAAAGGACGGATTGCGATACGGTTTTTATCAACGATAAGCACTTCGTCAGCCGCTAAGTTGTCGTTAATAGATACCGGGAACTCACCGAAGTCAGTCGTTAAGAAGTTAACAACAGTTCCGCGACTTGCTTCGCCTTGGTTGAGTCTGACTAACGTCTTATCGAATTTAGAGATGATACGTTTTTGTTTCGCAGGTACGATGATTTCGTACTGACCGCCGGACTTGAAGCCTCCTTTAGAGTAGATCGCCTGTACAGCGTCGTTGATCGCTTCTAGAGAAAGCTCTTGACCCGCAAGATCAGTAACGTTAGTTTTAATGAAGCTGCGGATACCGTCCATCTGACGTACCAAGCCGTTCTCATAACGAATACCGCCGATGAACGCTTTTTCCATTTGAAGTGCTAGTTCAAGTTGTTTCTTTTGCTTTTCGTACTCGTACATATCCGCGATGCCGTAATTGGCTACAGCCGCAGCAGTACCGGAAATTTCAACAGTTTCGTCAAAGATTTGCGTAATGTTCGATACGCGTTTACGTGGCTTGTAGCGACCTTGTCTAGCGTCAGCACCTTCCGAACCTTCTACGAACTGAACCTCAACTTTCTCATTCGCAGTAATTGCAGCCGCAGTAGTATTGGCGTAGCCACGGACTACTGTTAGTTCCTTCGCTGACTTATTAACCGCAGTAACAAGCGCTAGTTCTTCGCCAAGTTTAATGACATGCCCGTTACGGAAAGGTTCTACAGAAGATACTTTTAGAACAGTTGCGTCGGCAGCAGCCGCGTCAGTAACGTTGCCTTCATACGCAAACATTTCGTCCTCGAACCATTGGTGCTCGGTTTGTGTTACTGGATTAGAAAAACCAAGCATCGCAAGTAGCGGAGTTTGATGCGGATTTAAAAGAAGTAATTCGTCCTGTACCGATTCCGTTTTACCAATCAAATCATTAGAGAAAATCTGTGACATAAAAATATGTCCCCCTTTTTTGTTTGTATTAAAAAAGACCCCTAATTAAAGGAGTCTCATTTTCTTAACTGTCTTTTTAATTGAGCAACCGCAGCGCGATCTTCTGTACGACCGCTTTTACGTGCTTTTTCCTCGGCTTCTTTAATAAGCTGATCCGGCGTTTTGTCGATCTTATCCGTCCCTGAATTCGTACTCTGACCGATAGCCTTCTGCTTCTGCGCAATAAGGTACGGCTTTTCTTCTACCAACGCCTTTACTACGTCCTCGACGCCGACAACTTTTCCGTCTTCAACAGATACGCCGCTTAAATCAGCCAAGCGCAATGCATCGTCAAGGTAAGCGATATTTTCCGACGTTGCCGCCTTGATGAATGCGTTCGTAATCTTTTCTTGTTCGCCCGCTTTTTTAAGATCCTCGATCTGCTGCGTAAGTGATTGCTCAACTTCCGACTTTGCTTCGAGTTCCTTTTTGATGCGGTCTAGTTCCGTTAGCTCTGCATCTGCCTTTTCTTGCTCCGCTTTTTCGTACGCGCTCAGCTTCTCTTTTAGCTCGCCGTAATCTGCGTATTTAGATTCCGTACGGCTAATGCGTTCGGTAATCATCGCGTCTAGTTCTTCTTGCGTAAGCTCAATTTTCTTCGGCTGATCATCGCCGTTTGGTTGCTCCGTCACTTGCTCATCGACTTGACCTCCGCCTGCTTGACCATCTGCGTCAAATAACGGCATAAATCGTTTTACAAACATATCGTCCTCCAACCGTTTTAAGGCCGTCGCCTATTAGTTAAAACAGCCGTTTAGTTTAACGTCTTAACGTTCGGACAATAAATCCTCGCTTCTGATCGGCGAATATACGTGCTTGCATCGCGGATGAAATATTTCGCCCGTCGCCTGCAATTCGTCGTAAGTTAAATAAGGACCCGGTGCATCTAGCGTAAGTTTCATGATTTCGCCCTCGTGAAATCGGCAGTAATCCGAAGCCCCATGTGATGATATTTGCGCATACAAAACGCCGCGAATAACGGCTTCATTGCTCGTTGCTTCGCGGTATGTCTGCATCATTTTCGTTCGAGTCACCATGTCGGCGTATACTTCCGGTTTCCAGCGACGTCCTTTTGCGTCGACGATTCCGGTCACGACGGATTCTTTGAGCCGCTTTTTGATATCGTCCCTGATCGTCCGTCGTCCGTTTGTACCCGCCGCCATGTTGTATTTAATAGAATCGGAAACGGCACGTCTAACCGCGGCTTTTGTTTTCCGGTCTACGTTCTGCGTGACCGCTAGAAGATCCGCTTGTGTATCCGCAATAGCAGCCGCGACCATTGCTTCGTTTAGCTCGTTGAACTTTACGATAAGAGCCGCTTGCTCTAGCGATTCAGCGACCTTAAGCGCAACTAGCGTATTAATTACGCCGTCGTTTGCGGCTATAGGTACGTTTTCACTAACCCACCGCGCCGATTTCCTATCAAGGTCGGCTAAAATACTGCTGATCGACTGAAGCGTAGCGAGCGCATTGGCTCGTCGGAAGTCCGTAATATCAACGCGATCGAGCTCGGCGAGAATGTCTTTGATGGCGGAACGATAATAGCCGGCAAGCTGCTTCGTTTGATAATCGTAGTTAGGTGCCGGTACTTTTGCCATTACTCATCGTCCTCAGGTTCCGGCGGCGCTTCCGGCTCATTAAAGATCGACGCATCTACGAAGCCATTTGCGGATGTTTCGTCTTCTTCAATGCGGCGCATGATTTCGTCCGCCTTTTCATCATCGACGTCATCCATCGCTTTAATTGCGTCCCGAACGTCAAGTGTCGGCTTGCCCGCCGTTCTAATCTCCATGATCTCAGCAAGCTCTTTTTCATTCCGCGGAATACCATCGTTCCAAATAGCCCGCGGGTAAACGGCTTCGTCAATCTTGATTCGTTTGACCGCCTTCTCTAAAAGCATGCACGTCCAAAGCGCATCTCGGACCGCTTTGTCGTAGTGCGCTCGTATTCGCTTAACTTTTGATAGAATCGGCATGAACCGCGCTTTAATCGCGGCACCGTCGGTATGAGACGTTCCGGTTCCGCCGGAGTTATCGCCCGACATCGTAGTTCCGAAAAGCCACTGTGGCGTTTCCGACATCATGAATACGGTACTCAAAAGAACGTCTAATTCTTTAAAGGCCGCATCTAATTGCGCCTGCCACACCATATATCCAGGCGTCGGATCGTCTTTTGATACTGGAATATAAGCTCCACCGAAGCGAACGGTATCTCCATCGTCTTGAATCTCCGGACCATACGCTGTAGGGTCGCTGTGTTTCCATAGAATGTAGTCGATCTGCACTAAACGGTCGTTAATCGCAGCGAAGGTCGTCTCTAACTTCTCTAAGCCACCGATGCCAAAGAACTCGTCGTCAATCGACTTATACGGAACATGAAATACCGGAATATGCGGCAAATGAGTTTCTTCTATATCTTCTTCGCGACCTGTCGGCAGTTGTTCGCCAATGGTATATACGGATAAAGACATGCCAGTTGAGGTATCAACCCCGTTTTCGTACAAACGATATCGCGAGTAAAGGATATAACCTGGTACATGACGTTCGACGTTTAAAAACGGAATCTCCGTCTTCTCCGTCTCAACCCATTCAACTTGCGCAATATTGACCGCTTTTAACTTCTTAACGTTTCCGACACTAAACTCCGGAAAGACTGCGCCAGCGCTAACGTGTTCAATGATCGCTTCCATCTCGGCATCTGCCGGCACCGGTAAGCCGAGTTTCTCCACTTCCGTATAGTCTTGACGGTATCCGTAGCGCACCTTAAACCACGAATCGCCACGGAAGCCGTTCGCCGTTGCGCTTTCGTGAAGAAGCTGATTAATATCGTTCTCTTCTACGTAGCGATTGAGCGCTTTTTGTTCTTCGCTGTCATCGGGTAGGCCGCTTTCGAACTGAACCGGTTCTCCTACGAGAAGATCAGCCGGTTTCGTTACGAGAATGTCGGCAAGATTGACCGCGATATATAGCTTCTTTAATTGCTCGGCTTGCGGCGAATCCTTCAGAACGTCAGTCGCACGCTCATAGACGTCTCGTTGCTTTCCTTCGAATAGCTTTTTCATACGCCGATATTTTGCCAGACGCTCGATTGAGTCAGCCGGAGGAAATTGCGCGCCAGGTCGGATGATGCTATACGTTTTAGTATGCGATCCGTCGTCGGGTTCATGGTTGCGGTGCTTAAATAAGTCCGTAAAACCCATCGCTTATTCCTCCTTCAAAAGATCGTCTAATTCGTTAGTTAAGGCGTTTATATCCTCGATTGTTTGATTATCCGATGTGTTGTCGGTGATAATCTGTCTATCCGCTAACTTACCGATTAATTTCGTGTAAATTTCGATAGCCTTCATCGAAGGTTGTTTCCCTCGTATTGAGCGCATTAACTGACCGTAGACTTCCGCTTGGTGACTCGCTAACATCTCGTCAGCTAATAGACCCATATATTCGATGAACACGGGGTCCTGTGTTCGCCAACGATATAATCCCATACGCGACATCCCTAGTTCTTCGGCTAGTTCCGCTTGCGTTTTCTTCGCGCCGTCTTCCGGCATTATTTCATTCGTGGCACATGCAAGGGCCGCTTTCCTTTTTTCATACGATAGCTTTGCTTCTAGTTTCTTTTTTAACGACATTTAACGTCCTCCTTCCGTTACATATACTTAGGCTTCGATTGAAGCAATGTCTTAGCTCGTTTACTGACACTCACCGCCATTTCTAACGCATCAGGTAAATCATCGTGCCAGTTCGAACCATAGCGCTCAAACTGTTCGAGTAAAAGCGCCTGACTGCGATGGAATTCGATCTCACCTTTCTCAATCTGCGGCATGAGCGCCTCGATACGAAGTTCTTTCCGTGAACGCTGATTGATTTTAGTAACGCGAGAGCCTGCCGGATATCCTTGTACGACTAGCTCGCGTTTGAGCGTGTCAATGAAGAACTCCTGCGCCATTTGAGACTCCGCCGCAATTCGATCCGGTAAGTACTCAATAACCTTCGCCACAATTTTCCGCAGAAACTTGTCAGGATGGATTCGTTCCCCGTAAGAGTCAATGACGTATATCTTTCCGGTCTTTTTGTGTTTGGCGATCGTGACAATAGCCGAAAAGTCGCCGCGTTCTTTACCCATCGCAAAGTCGATCCCCATGTAAATGGCGTATTCTTTGCGATTAAGTTTAAAATCCGTCCAATACGAAAAGGACTCCGGTTTAAATAGCTGCGAATCCTCATCGATTGGGTTATTCATAAATTCGGTGTTGAACGCCTTTGTCCCGATATTGACCTTTTCGATCATCAACGCAGGCAAAGGAAAGCGTCCGGGCCACAAAACCTCGGCGCCTTCGTCCATTTCCGCTTTGTGTTCTTCGTAAAAACGCATTGCAGCGCGCGCATTCGGGGTAGACATTGTGTCTTCTGATTCCGCCTGCATCATTTCTTCGACTTCTTCGTCGCTTGGTACGTACTCTTTGTAAATACGTTCGAACTCCGCCCACAAGTCGGTTCTCTTCGGCGGTTTGATGATCGCCGGAAAACTATTCTTAATAAAATCGCGACGTTCGTTCAGTACGTAGTTCAGCAAAGAGTCGAAGTGTACAAGTGTCCCCATGAAAATAAACGCTGTTTTCGTGGGATCACCCGCAGGCATAAGGTCTTGGTTAAGCCAGTCCTTCGCTTTTTGTCGGAGTTCAGGCGTATTGTTCGAATCTAACGACTCCAAGTCGTCCAATAGAATTAAATCCGGTCGCTGCGATCCATTACGGAAACCACGAATCTGTGTTCCGAGGGACGTCGCTTCCATTTTGATTCCGGTAGTTGTAATAAAAGCCGTTTCGGAATCTTTTTCGTTGCGTGTTTTCTGCTCGTACAGAACTTCGCCAAAGTCTTCGCGGAGCTTTTGATTGTACTTAAGCTGTCCCGCGACCCATTTAATGAACTTGATCGATCCGGCGTTCGTTTCCGAGATAATCAATATCATTCGTCGCTTTTTATAGACGATTTCATGCACCGGAAATCCATTCGATAAATACGCCGACTTTGCGTGCCCCCTCGAAGCCGCCCATGCGATACGTGCCGTTTTATTACGGTTAGATACCGAGTCAAGGATGGACGATAGTTTTCGGTGAAATTCGGGCGCATCGTCCATGTCTACTGAGATCGTGGGTACAAGGTTATCCGGATTGCCCGGGTTCCGCGCTTCCGAAAAGTATTCGTAAAAGAAATACAGCATATCGGTCTCGGCGCGGTGGACCCGTTTTAGCTTTATTAGTTCGTCGCGATCCTTCCGCATAAGATCGACATGATATTCGGTATGCTTTCCCGCCTGTATAATATCGCGCAGTTTCTTTAGCCGTTCCGTTACGGCCTCTATCCGCGCTTGCCTTTCTTCACGTTCTAAAAACTTGCCGTTAATAAACGCCAAACTACCGTCTCCTTCCCGTCTATTTTCCGTTGACTTATCGAATTCGATATCGTATAATGAATGTAACTTAAAAATAATTAAAGTACATTGGAGGAATACGAATGGCTAACGAAGTGAATCCGATCAAAAGTAAACGCGATTTCAACAAACTAAAAAACGCCCTCAAACCGGGGCGCGACCGTCTGTTATTACAACTCGGAACGGCTTTTGGGCTTCGTATTTCCGATTTACTTTCACTTAAGATCGGCGATCTTCGAGGCCAAACGTCTCTTAAAATAACCGAAGCCAAGCGTAGCAAAACACGTATCATTACGTTTTCAGCATCCGTCAAAAAGCTCGTCAATGAACTCGAAGGCGCTGACGATGACTACGTATTTGCCAGCCGCAAGGGCGCCAAGCCGATCAGTCGCGTTCAAGCCTACCGTATTCTAAACGAAGCAGCCGAGCGCGCCGAAATCGCTAAAAAGATCGGCAACATCGGTACTCACACGCTTAGAAAAACGTTCGGCTACCGTTTGTACGAAATGGATATCGCAGTCGACCGGATCATGGCGATCCTCGGTCACTCGTCCGAAAAAGATACGCTGAAATATATCGGAATCACAGCCGATGAGATTTCCGACGCATACGAGAGCATCGCGATTTAAGTCGTGGTGCTTTTTTATTCCGGCGGATCTTTGTAGACTCGGTCGAGCGCACACGGTTCCGATACAATTCCATAGCCGCCTTTTCTGCGATTATTATTATTATGGGCTTTCTCATACTCCTTCATCGCTTCACTCAGTTCAGCCAACGCCTTTGCCGCCTCTTTCGCTCCGCGCTGAACCGCTTTGAGTCCTTTGATAGCTTTCGCAACATCTACGTCTACCTTTACGTTTAAATTGCCGACTGATTCGCGTTTGTTTTCCGCCATTCACGTCATCCCCTTTGTCCGTTTTATTGCTGCGCGTTTAACGCAAGCACAAAAAGACCTCCGGCGCTGACCGGAAGCCTCGTTCTGATTAAGTGAGCACTTTACTAGATTATTTGAAAATTCTGTAGTAATATGAAAAAGTATTAAATTTGGAAAATCTTAATCTTCGAACTGGCAGTGCATGAGGTCTGTTAGCTCAGTTCACATAAATCAATGTGATTTGAGTTGGCGGACTTCTACTGGAATTCGCGATCCAGGTAAAGTGTCTGCTAAAGGAGGTTCGAAGTATTATGGTATTCCGTAAGTTTGTTTTGCGGTACTATTGCGCAGATTGTGGCACTTACAGTAAGGATGGTAAACCCATCTCACCTGATAACTGCCCATTTTGCAAAGAAATGACCGCATAGAGTGTGGCGCCAGTTTGTAGTTATGTTGTGGTTAAAGTTTACCCTAACTAGCTATAACTGGCTCTTTTTCTGAGTTTTAAGTGTTGACTATAAGTCATCTCCGGTGGTAGTATAAAGTTAACAAACTTACGAAATACCATAATTATAAAGAGTGTAATCGGAGTCGCGACCGGTTGCACTCTTTTTTATATCCAAATAAAATAACACGAAATAACTAGCCCTAACTTACTACCCTTACGAATACCTTAGTCGGCTACCGAAACGTCTAATTTCGTGCATTTTACGTGTTAAAATCGTTATGCTAGTCCGTACCGCTCCCGCAATACTTTCATATCGGCGGCTATTTCCGATTTTAGCGCGTCGATTGCAGCCGGTTCTGAGCCGTCCGTTAGCCGTAATTGCTTCAGCGCCTCTATTTTCGTCCTTAGCGAGCTATTCGTGATCGCGGTAGTATAGTGAACGCCGCAGACGATGCAGTCAAAGTACGTTTCGACGACGCCTTTTCTTACGGTCCGTTCTTTTAGTACGATGGCGGTGCGTTGATTGCATGCGTCGCAAGTGACGAAGTTAGGTAGCGTTGTCATGGTCGATCGCCTCCGTTTCCCAAACGATAAGACACACCTGTCCGTAATCGCCTACAAATAACGGAGCTTTCTGCACCCACATTTTAAGGTCGTCTGAATCTACGCTATAAAGATATACGCATAATAAGGAACCGGAGAGTTGTTCCGTCGGTATCCGATCCGGCACATATTTCGTGTATAAACTCGCCAACACTTCCGAGGCGTTTTCTCCGAACCACTCTCGAAATGAATCACTGCTGTCGTCGCTAACATAAACGTTTTCGGCGATTTGAATACATCGGTCAATTTCATCGATCACCCTAACGTCCTCCTTTTCGCTCTTTTATGATTCGCAATTAGAGTACGCACTCTTTTTTCCGACTCCGTCAACGGACGATCTTTATGTAGCCAAGATGAAAAAGCTTCTACTTCTGCGTCAGTTTCGAAATTCAGCCGTACCGGCTCGATTCTTTTCACGTCAGACCCTCCGTTTAACTAGCGTATTAACCCTCTAGCCCTTCCGAAAAATTTCGGATGATTAACGTACGTCTACGTAGGGCCAGACGATTAACACCCCGAGTTTAAAAAATTGTGCGCAAGTTTTGTTCACTAGATTCCGCGGTTTTGGCCGGGGCGCTTGGGGGCGGGCGGCTTTCGCTTATTTTTTGCGATTATTATTGAATAACGCATTCATAACGTTGCATAACGAAAGTAACAAAAAGACTTTCTGTTACATTCGCGTCGAGCACAAACGTTGATGTGTCGAGGTTGGTAGCCGTTCGACCAGCGCAACGAAACGTATTAACTTTATGCAGCGTACCAGCCCCGCCATGCCGCCATTCGTGCAGGCTACCTATGCCGGCCGTCATGCATACGATCGTGCATAAACGGATTGGCTTCGGCTTTCAACCCCCCTGAGTTTTCGGAGGCCTCGTCCGCTGGCGCCGTCTGCTTGGTTACGGTTGCCTTCGCCTGTCTCTATCCGTCACCCTACCGGCCACCTTCGTACTATATTATATAGACCGTCTGTGCCTGCCGTTACATAGCGGCTGTGTGTCGGTACCATATCCGTTGGTTCAACCGCTGCCTATCGTCTGCTTATACGCTGCCCTACCGTATATGTGTTACGTTCATTTACGTCCTTCTATAACGTAAGACAGCATATCGGTAGGTATTATACCCATAGACGTCTACTATCTCGCACTCGATTACGCTATCCCTTCCGTATGTATTTAAGTACAGCGACCTCGGCTCCGCCTCGTCCGCAAATATACATTCATTATACATATTGCGTATATGTGAGACGGAGCGTAGCGGAGGATCACTAGGTTTTAGATTTAGAAGATAAGAAGTAATTTCCGACCTCAAAACGCTGTATCCCGCGTGGTTCTAAGCGTCAACCCCGTTTTCGCTTGTACGAATAAAGTCGTATTTTTGGCGATTTTGTACGAATGAAGTCGTATTGATTATCAGTTAAATCGACGTGATTGAGAATGAACGCAAGTCAACACGTATCGCCTACGAATCCTACCCGTATATTTATTCACTTATACGCATAACAATACGTTCAGTGTGGCGAAAACAGAACACGAAAAAGAGACGCTCGCCCTGAACGTCCCTACTCGTCCTCTATTTCGAATAGGTCTTCGTACTTCCATCCGCCCGCTTTCATTAGCGCGACGACTTGCCAATCCTCGTGTCGGCCATTCGAATCGAACCGCGAGATAGAACCCTGCGGAACGCCCGACGCTTCCGACAGCCTTGTTTGCGTCCAGCCGTCGGCCTTCATTAATTCCTTCAGACGCGGCCTTACGTTTATGCGCTTACCCATCCGCATCACCTCCGTATTTATATAAGTAATTATACGATATCGAATATTATTTCGCAATATCCGTTGACATACGTTATACGATATCGTATAATAAAGGTACAGAAAGGAGGTGCACACGATTGATTGAACTGGCTACTAAAATATCCGTCTTGCTTGCGTCGTGGTTGGCGATCATCAAAACCGCGATGGAAATCAAGGCAATGAAAAAGCGACGGTCTCCCTCCAAGAAGAAACGTCGCAAGTAAACGGACGGGGCGCTAAGCCCCGGTTCAATCAATTATACCACATATGCGCAAAATTAATACGCTTGATACGTTGCTCATTATCGTTTTGATCGCCTGGATAGCGTTTTTGGACTACGGCTCAATGCAGCCGATTGACTGCGCAGCCATTGCAACGCTACTAATTTTCGGCTTTACGGTCGCTTTAAAATCGCTAATGAAATAAGACGTCGAGCAGCCGTCCCTACCTACGACCCTAAGACGCAACTAAGACGGCGCTGGCGTACTAAAATCGTGGAGGAATCGCCTAATATGATCGAGTATAACTGTCCGGACTGTTCATTCGCCCGGCTAGACGTAGAAATCGAAACGGCCGCTAAATGTCCGAATTGCGGCGTCCTTCTAAACATCGAGGAGGAGATCGCTTAGTGGACGTAAAATTGACGGTTTTAGACGGAACCCAAACGCCAGCCGATCCGCTACAGCGAGCCGCCGAACTATTTAAAAGAGAACGCGACGATGCGCCTGCCGGCTTTGACTTCGGCTTTAGACTCGCTCTGATCGCGTTCGGATACGATATAAAACTCGAAGGAGATGTTGAATAATGAAACGTTTTATTACGATAACAATCGCGGTGGTACTTATGACGCTCGGACTTACAACGCCGGCCAATGCGGCATCTATTACGGTTAAGGTTGACGCTCCATACTACACGCCTAAAGCGACATCAGTGGACGTTGTGGCATCGAAAAGCAGCGGCAGCCGTGTATATTACACGATGACTTTGCAGCAACAGTATACAGACGGATGGAAGTCGAAGCAATCGTTGAGCGGCGAATTCGTTAAAAGTACGCCGACCAAACGATTCTACACAGCGGCCATGACAAACGGCCAATACCGGATTAAACTGACGGCTTATAGCAACGTAGCCAAGACGAAGAAAATCGGCACTTACCTATCGAAAGACTTCGCAGTGACTCGGTGGTAGGCGCCTAAAATACGAAGGAGGACGACGATATGAAATTCCGCAGATTCTTGTACGGATGGGCACGTTTCTTAGGCGACGTGAACGCGGTGAAAAAGAACGACGTAGGCGGCCGTATCATGCGACGCAGCGTCGGAAGAGCTTTCGGAAGATTGTTTAAATAAGCGCATAGATACGTTATAATACGAAGGTTGTGAGGTGAAAGACGTGAATAGACCGCAGCCAGGCGATTATGATGTATCTGTCGTTTATGATGTTCGCGAGCTGCCCGACGTTAAGAGCGGCCGATGCGACAATTGCGATACGTCGAAGTTTAACAGTTCGATCAAAGGCGGGGTATTTCTCCGTAAGTGTTCGAAGTGCGGAATGACTAAGCGAATATAGAAGCAAAAATAAAGACGCCCACTAAGGCGTCCTTTTTCGTTTATTTAGCGCGCCTTCTCAACGTTAAATAACGCAATCAACGTTTTGTCAGGCGCTTTAGATTGACGATAGAAAACGTTTGGATTAAACGTGTATCGCTCCGGTTCACTGCCGACCTTAACGCGAGCAATAACGTACTCGCTTCCGAATTTCATCGCTTTAAGACGTCGTCCGAGCGTATCCGGTACGACACCTATCGCGTTAGCTAGCCCAGCACGGCTGAACCAACGGATGGCTCTCGGATTGGATTCGTTCGGATTCTCGCATAGAGCGTTAGTATCGAAATGGATATACGGAAGCATGCGATAAATAAGGCCGATGTCGGTCGCTTTGACTTCGCTGTAAACCCGTTTAATCTTGGCGCTATAGATTTTAACAACGTGCGGACTGCGGAAATTTCCTTTAAAGTGATAGCGCTCATTTACGTAGTAGCCTACGTCATCTTTTCGTATAATGTCGTTTTCAATAGCCGCAGAAATGAAATCGTAGAAAGTCTGACGCTTCTTTGTAAGCTGAAGAACGTCCATCATGTCCGAGGTATCCATCGGCGTCTTATCGTGGCTGGACTTAATTAAAAGGCCGCCATAATCAACGTAGCACTGTAGAAGCATTAAATAGCCGCATTGAGCCGTTGTGAGGACGTCATATACTTCGTTGATATTCGGCATTTCTGCATTAGTAAATTCGCGCCTATCCTCCGTTTTATTTAATTGCTGACGGAAGGCGGCGTCCTGATTACGATGCCTTAACGAGTAGACGCCGGATAGGTCTTCGCCTGTGTTAACGTCAATGATGCGAGGTTGATTTTGATTCATACATACGCCCCTTTTCGAATTTATCGCAAAACAAAAGACGCCTACTGAGCGTCTGATCTTACCGTTTTGATGCCGGTTGTTATATTTACGGTGAATTGTCCGTTAGACTTTCCTTTTACAAAAGCGTTATATCGTTTGCGCGCCGTCTTATTACGTGCTTTTGCGTGCCGGTCCGTGAATAAGTTCTCGTAAGGAGACCGTGGGCGACGTTTAGGTATAGCGCGATTAGTGCCGGACGTATCGTATTCCTCGGCCATCTTATCGGACGACTCGCCTGACCTACGCGTCTTTTCCATACGTTCCGACATGATCGGATATTCTTCGGCCGTCATTTTATTGCGGCGCGTGTCCGATAGTTCTTCGTATAAGATTAAATCGGACAGACGTTCTAGTGCGTTTGCCGGCGGTGTGCCGTCATAAGTCGCGAGTAAAGCCTCTATTTCTCCAATACGTTCTTCACGCTCTATGGCGCCAGCTTTTGTACGTTCGTATATATCCGTAATGGCTTCGTGTAGCTCTTCCTTCGTCAATTAGGCGCCCTCCTTTACTTACGTACTCCGAATCTAATTGCAAAACGATAAATCTTTAGATCGTTCTTACTTGCGTATATTGGTATGCGTCTCGGTTTACCGCTCGTTTCCCAATTAGTTTGAGCTAGCGCAATTAATACCCGATATTTCCATACGTCTATAAATAAGCATCGGATAAGCTCGCCTTCGTCCGTTTGATGAGCGTATCTATATAAGTTCATATCGAACCTCCGTATCCTTCGCCGTGTGACGCCCAGTAGTAATAAATATCAGAGATTTTAGATACTGCGCTTTCCAGGTTTTTAAATACGTTCTTTTGGGAAACTCCCAACGCCGCGCCCGCCTGTGTTTGCGAAAGATCCTCGAAATAGACCAAGCGCAGTGCTTCGTATTGCTTTCCGGTTAGCGTCGCCAATTCAATAGCGCGTTCTAGGTCGATCAGAATATCGCATGCAGCCGTGTCACCTAAAAAGCGCCGCTGTCTGAGCGTTGTGTAGTCGGCTAGAAGCGTCTTGATGCCGTCGGATCCATCGAGTTTGTATTGCGTTTCGTATCGTAAATGCTGGTCGGGCTTGTTCGTCGATGCGCCCATTACGTCACCTCTCCGTCTATTCCGCACAGTAAATGCAGGAATTTGGTTTCGGCACTAACTGCGCCGTATTCTGTTGGGTTTATTACATGTTCGGGAATCTCTTCCGATTCGATGAGATCCTCGTAAGGAATTAAGTCGTCGTCCCAAGTCACATTTAACTCATCTGCGGTGAAGTCCGTATATGGGAGAACGTTAAGTGCTGAGAAATGCATAAAGTCGTCATGATCGTTTTGGATAAAAAACGCACCTTTACTTATTCTTGTTAAGACGTCACAATGCACGACAACGGCGTTCATTCCTCGAAATAGTAGATTGAACAATAGGAAAGGTATTGCACGATCGCTCATTTCCTCGCAATGATAGAAGTACCACGAAGGCTTGTAATCGAACGGCGAATGCTTAATACGATCAGACTGCCATTTAGCGATCGTAAGGCCTCCCGTACCCGCACACCCATCGTAGCTAGTAGTCGACTCAAGGACGCCATCGGTAACTCTCGCTAAAAGATCGGCCACACTACGCGGAGTAAAATCTTGTTTCTTAGTCTTCCTGTCCGCGTGCTCATCTTGGAAGTATTCGTGAAACACATCCGTCTCAGCACAGTTAAGCGCCGGATCAGCTACGAATTGTTTAAATACGTCCTCACGACGCTCCCGATCGAACAGAATTTCCATTATTTTTGATGGCGCTTTATATGAATCGTCTATCCCAAAGATACGATTAATTTTCTCCGTTACTGACTCGCCCAATAATACCGCCTCCTTCGTTTGCTTTCCGCCTGTAAATCGTCTATAATCGAATTATAAAATAAGCGAGGTGTGTCCGTATGGCATTAGAATGGATTTCCGCGGTTAATGATACCGCTTATATTTCGTTAGATAAGCAACGTCGAATTTACGTCAACTCGGCCGCTAGGTCTTTGATCGGACTACCGACTAACGTACCGTTTCAGCTTACGATCGGTTATGACGCAGCCGCAGCGTGCTTGGTCGTTGCAAAGCCGGAAAAGGTAAAGACGGATGCGCAGCCGTTTAAATTCGATAAGCGCGCATATAGTAAGGCGGCCCGACGAGTTCTAGAAGGCGCCGGCCTTGACGATCGAGAATTACCGTTGCGCTTCTATTTGATAGGCGATGGCGAGGCGTCTAAACAGCCGCACCTAGCCTATCCGAAAGGTACCTACGCGTTCTCTTTGGGCTGATCGGCCATAATTTCGTCCAACCGCGCATATAGGTCGGCGAGTGTTCCGTCATTTACGATCTCATAATCGACTTCGAATCCGTCGAGCGCCGTTTCTGTCGAATGGTTTAAGTCAGCCGGCTTGAATACGTCGCCGCGCCGTTTGGCGCGTTCAATGCGCAGTTCATCCGGCGCGGTAATCCGAATAATCATAAACCCTTCCGCCTTGGCTCGCTCGTACTCCGACGACTTCCGAATGTCCGTAATCAATATGCGGCTATCACGGCAGCACCGTAAATTTTCGTGATCCTCAATACGGCGGAACAAATAATCGACCCATACGTCTTTTGCGCCAGGCACGTCTAATTCGGTGATTCCGTTAATGAAATCCCGCATAGGCTGGCGCTGTTTTGCGTCGCCACGTAGTTCCGGAAACAGTTCGTAGAATAGCGCCTTACCTTTTGCGGAAAAAGTAAACGGAAAGAATTCGTACATTGCGACAAGATAATCGACGGCTACGTCTTTGCCGGCACCTAACTTACCCGTGATTGCGAGTTTCATAGGCCGGCCTTCTTTAAGGTGACTAATACCTGCGCAAGATCAGCCGCAGTAAACGACAAGGATTTCGGATCGTCTGCCGCCACCTTTGCGAGCTGTTCGCCGAGACGTACTTTATCTTCGTGGAGGGCGTTGATTTCGGACTGCATACGTTCAAGCTCCGATTCATATTTATCTTCTAATTCCGAGATAACCGATTTAAGCACGTCTAATCCGTTACGGAGACTCGGTATATGACTTGGCCCCATTTCGTTCCATCCGAGGGCTTGCTCGAATCGGTCGTTTTTCCGTTTTAATTCCGCCACCTCTGCGCCTAGATTGGCAAGGACGGTGATGACGTCGGATTCTTGCGACTCGGCAGCGTCTTGAATCGGAGTGAGGACGCGATAAGCACCGTGAGAAAATCCGCACACCGTTTCTCCATCGAAGTCTTCATATTCGATTACGTCCACGCCTGACGATGCCACCGAACTCACTACCGACACTATACCGTCCGATTCTCCGCTTTCTTTATGAGCGTAAATCACTTCATCGCCTACATCCGCCTTACGATCTTCTAAACGGTAGCGCTCACCGTCAATGTGGACGATGTCGGTCGGTTCGAGTACGCGGTATTCACTACGTACTATTAAGCCGCCTTTGTTATAATCAGGATCTGAAATGGCCTTATCGCTTTCTACAGCGCCTCCTACTGCACCCCACAGACGGTCCACAGTAAATACATCTCCTTCGGAATAACAATCTCTATCACTAGGCTTTTCCACAATTACGATCTTCTCGCCAACTTCTGCGCCCCTATCCACCGCAACATATTCGCGATCAACGCCGAGCTTTTCGTCTTTTAATACGTGTATCATGTACAACCGCCTCCCTATTTCGTTATGATTTCCGCCTTTAGCCGCTGACGTCCGAATGCCTGCGCCTCAGCCACGCCTGCAATGTACAGATCGATATGTCCTTCCGTAATTGCGCCGCCTCGGTCTTCGCATGTCCTAACGCCGATGTCCTCGATGTTCAACCGAGTCCCAAACGCCATTGACGGCGGACAGGCAATCGTACGGCCCGTTTTGGTGCGTGCGCCGCTTGCCGTTACGCCGTAGTCAGGATCACCGGCTGACTTCCCGGTAGACTCGGCGCCGTTTGTATACGCAGTCACTTCGTATGTTTGCGCTAGTTTCGACGCTTTCTGCTTGCGTTTGACTACGTGCCCCGTCGTCTTAACCTTCGTCTTCTTAAGCGACTTTACTTCGCCCTCTAACGTCTTGATGCGTTGATTGGCTCGCTGTAAAGCCGCTTGATCAGCCGTTAAAATGGGCGCCAGTTTGTCTTCCGCTGGTTGCTGCGTACATAATAAGCCGCACGCGATCGTAAGTTCCGTTATGAATCCGATACAAACACCTCCGTGAAAGTAGATAGTTAGTAAGTAACGTAGGACACTAGAGCGTCTAGAAACGATCGATCATGCTTATTCATCAAACGCATTATCCAATCGATATCACGCGAATATACATGTAGTCTAAAGAACCGTTCAAAATCTTCGTCTGACAATTCTAATCGGTGCTTATTCGCGCATTCTCTGACTTTTTCGAAATGCCATCGTAGTTTAGCTGTCGTTACTAATTCGTCCTTTAAATGATCGTACGGTATTACATATTTCATCACGACACCCCCTCGAAGAATTGCGCCGTCCACGGCTCGACTTCGGTTACCGCACGGCGTAAGGCTTCGGCTAGATCGGCGATTTCCGCCTGTGCTCCGTTACCCTTCCGTCTTTTAGCGTAGAAGTCTAGTAGAGCACGCAGGTTGACGGTCATTACGAGATTAGTAGCCGCGGCTTGCGGTAGGACGGCGCGGGCATCTTCGGCCGGAATACCCATCTCGCGAAGATCGTCGTAAACGTCTTGTAGATATTCCATCGCGTTACCGAACGCAATTTGCGGAGAATAAGTTTCGGTAGTATGGCCGTTCTCCGGATCGAAAAAGTCGTCATTATCCTCGTAAGCACTGTTCGCAACCTTTTCCGGTACGACATAATCGAACCCGCCCGATTTATTACCGCTGCCCATCTTTACATAACGCTGTGATTGGACGCTGAAACTAAAGCCGACGCGGTGCCGTGTTAACTGCGCTAATAGGGCGCGGCTTACGCCTTCGATCGCAAAGGTGAACGTAATTCCTTCTAAAGTAGACGTATGTTTCGACGCAACAATCTGCCGAATAAGCCTATCCGCGTCTGACCCGGAGTCGCCGTCCGATGCTACAGATCCGAAATACTTGGCGCCTTCTTTAATCGCAATTTCAGACGGCTTATTTGCGCTATAACAAGTACGGATGGCAGTCAGCGCGAGAATCTTTCCGTCCGTCATCTCCGCTAGTTGGGCGGAGGCTTTCCGTAATTTCTCTCTAAATTTGGCACTAATCTGCGTGTGAAACATTAATTCAACCGACATGTTTGTTTCTGCCAAGTCCCATCCTCCTAGTATCCCTATTTTTAAGTTGTTCCTCCATAGTTGCCCACTTGCAATTTTCAGGGCAGTAATTACCGTCGTTATCGATCCGCTCAATAGTTAAATTATCTTGATAACCGTTTACGCTAGCCCATTTATAAAAAGCTTCGAAACCGGTTAACCAGTCACTACAAATACTGATCCCTCTACCTCCGTATCTATGAAATCTTTTGTTGTTCTTATTTAAACATCTATCTTTCATATCCACGTAAATCTGATAAATTCTAGTACTATGCATACCATGCTTTGTGCTCCCAATTCTCTTTAACTCACTACTCATACATCCACAGCTTTTAGTTCTTCCGTTCTTAATATTTTGCGCAAGAACCCATTTCTCAGTTCCACAGATACATTTTGTTAAATAATATCTTCGGCCAATACTAGACCGTTTAACTATCTTATCGCCAATGACTGTTAGATAGTTGTATCTCATTTTCCAACACCGCTGCTCCCGAACCCACCCGCACCTCGTTCCGTTTCTTCCAACGCATCCACAACCGTAAAGGTCGCTTGTTCTACTGGTTTGATGACCGCTTGGGCAATGCGGTCTCCTTTGCGGATGTAGTACCTTCCAATTCCACCCGTACTAAGTCGTCGTCGACAATGACCGCCTCCCTGCGAAATATTATCCACGATAACTCCGACCTCGCCCGCGTACCCACTATCTACCGTCCCTAGTTGAACGCGCAGGTGCGTCTTCAGCGTAATGCCCGAACGTGGCCTGATCTGCATTTCGTAGCCCGCCGGAATCTCGAACGCGAGGTCCGTCGGAACTAGGGCCGTCTCGCCCGGCTCGATAATGACGTTAGCCGCCGCATATAGGTCGAAGCAGGCGTCCGTCGAATGTGCGTATGTTGGCGTAGTTGCGTCGGCTGATAGTCGTTTAATATTTACGTTCATTGCGATTCCTCCAATAGTTCGAAATCGACTGATTCCGAGTAATGTCCGTTTGATGATCCGAACCAACGAATGGTAACGTCGCCTTTGATGGTCGCAAACTTATAAAAAGTCCACGTATATGATCCGTGATAATCTTCTTCCGGCGGATCTTCTTCGCTGCTTACTTCCTCCGACATAAGCAACGGATGACCGATTAAATCGGAAAGGTCTCCGCAAATATCGTTTATGTGGACGTCTTCACAACAGTTCTGATAGTGATACATGCGGTACTCTTTTCCGCATTCTGTGGAGAAAAATAACGCGTCTTCCCCGCTTTGCGATACTTCAACGAGTGTCTTGCCGAGTAAGTCGGATACTTCTGCATCGATAGCGCTCATCTACTCGCCCTCCTTCGTGGGTTTACCGTCCTCAAACGGTAGCGTCATTACGTACAGTAAGAACGGCGCTCCTGTCGCCACGAACCACCAAAAGCCCGCTGCATGTGCGTACCAAAAGGCCGGCACGATTGCCGCTATTAGTAAAGCGCTTCGGTTAAGCGTCTGTCGCATACGATCAGCTCCTTATTTTCGCTTTCACTTATACAGTCGCATGTGGACCGTATGAATCGGGACATTAATCGGCAGGAAAATAAAAAACTCCGATTATCAGGCGCTTTTGCTCCGACCCCAATTAGACTCGCGGATGAGTTCGAAAGTCCAACCGTTATAATCGGCGCGTTCACCGCGAAGACATTTCTTAATGGTGGGTCGGTGCAGGCCGTGTTTGGCTGCGAAGGGGCGTAAGCCGGAAACCGTAAATGATTCTCCGGAAGGTGACGTCGCTTTGAATAGCAATCTCGCTTTCGTTAGGTCTCTATTTCGATTATTTACAGCCTGGGAAACGAAAGTGCACGTATTTAATGAATAGACCATTTCAGATTTTGGAATACCTCTCTGCTTTAAGTCCTTATCTAAAAATATCTTTCTATCAGCAAATAAATCAGGCTCAAATCCGTCTATGAACGTGAAATCTTTAACGAAATTAGCAAAGCAATGCCACCTCTCGCAGACCGTAACGCCTTTAGCGCCATAATCTTGAAATTAGGGAGAGGTTTCATCGTAACAGCGTTCCAACATTCCATTCCAAACGTTATACTCTCTTTTGTGATCCACCATTCTCGCGTCTCCGAGATAACCTACACCGAAAACAGACCTTTCAGTTCGATCTCTAACAGTACCTCTAGTAATTTGAACCTTCTCGACAGCATATTGATAGCCTGATTTAGTGAATCTGACTACATATTTACAGGCCCTCCCTTTCTGTCCGCTAATTTTATCTATTACAGTAAATTCATGTCCGGAATTATTAGAATACGTTGCGCCAATTATGGAACTAGGCGTCAAAGTGAAAATCCTCATCTCTAAGCGCCTCTACTGTCGCCTTTTTGTATCCGTTCCCTTGCATGCTAAAGAAGTCATGTGATTTCGTCTTTGTACTCAGTCCGTTAATCACGATCGGGTTTACCGGTTCATCCGCAAAATGCGCATCGAATCCGAGGTTCATGAGCGCCTTATTCGCGTTGTACCTAACGAATGCCTTAACGTCATGTGCCAAGCCGACCGCACCGTACACATCGTCCGTATATGCGACCTCGTTCTCGTATAGTTCCGCTAATAGCCCGACTACCCATTCGTGGATGTCCGCCTTCGTAGCGTCCGATTGACGATTGTATATTTCCTGCGCAAGTAAGCCGACATAAACGCCGTGGATCGCTTCATCACGAATAATTAAATTGATTAACTCGCCGCTTTGCATCATGCGCCCCTGCCCGTAGAAATACAACGGGTAGTAAAAGCCGCTGTAGAATAGGAAACTTTCGAGGTACACCGAAGCCACCATCGCTTTATACAACGAAATATCGTCGTCCGCCCTGATATCGCGATAAAGATCGGTGATCAGTTTAGCTTTGCGCTGTAAGTACCGGTTTTCTTTAACCCACTCGAATACGGCAGTAATAGTTTCCGAAGGCGCCAACGTTAGGAAGATATTCGAATAAGACTTCGCGTGCACCGCGTTCTCCATCATCGCCATGAAATTCAAAACGGCCTTGCGTTGGTGACCGTCTACGTGCGCCATGATCGCAGGCATGCCAGTGTTACCCTGTTCCGTATCTAGCAGCGTTAGGCCGGCGAGCACTTTCATATACGTATCGCGTTCGGCTGGCTTGAGTTCGTGCCACGCAAGGAGGTCGCCATTTAGCGAAATCTCCTCCGGGAGCCAAAACTGCTTGACGTTCTGATCGTAGAACATGGCCGTGAAATTATCGTCTGATTGCGACCAGTTGGCCGCTGTGAATGTCGTCATTCCCATCATCACCTTCGCATTTTTAAAGTTTTACGCAGTGTTTTAAAAGAAAAGAGGTCTTCCTCTTATATTATCTACGACTTTCAAATTTCCGAGATAGGAGTGTTCGTAGATAATGATTAATGTTTTAAAAGAGTTATTGGTTTTGGTACGTGATTTTGGTATGGAAAATTGGCTATTTTTACTTCTAAAAGCTTTGGTGACCTTTCTATTTACTAAACTAGTGCTTTACGTTTGGACATGCATTAAGAGTCATATAGATCACCTAATAAGCAAAAGGAGACCTACTGACCCGATCAACTTCGTCCCTATGAGAAAACGCAGATACTAGACTGCGCAGCTTAAGCAACCTTCCTGACCCGTATCTTTAGTGCGTGCATAATAAAGCGTCTTGATTCCCTTGTGGTGGGCGTATAGGTCAATCCGATTCAGATCACGCGTCGTCATCGTATCTTTTAAGAACAACGTAAACGAGATACCTTGGTCGACGTGCTGCTGAATTGTTGCGATCATATCGACGACCTTAAACATATCCATGTCGTACGCTTCTTTATAGAAGAACCAGTTTTGCGGCGATAACCCCGGCATCGGGTAGTACGTCTTCGAGTTTCCGTAAGTCCGTTCCTCAATACGCTCCATAATAGGCATGACCGAAGCCGTCGCCGACTGCACATACGAAATAGATCCGTTAGGCGCAATCGCAAGTCTATAGGCGTGGTAGAGTCCGTGCAGATTTACGTTGTCGCGTAAGACTTCCCATTCGAGAGGCGTCGGAATCACGATGTCTTTAAATAGCGCCCGCACTTTATCCATTTTTGGTCGATAATCACCTTCGAAATACTTCTCGAAATACTCACCGCTCGCATACGTAGATCCCTCGAAACCCTCAAACGTCGTGCCCGTTTCCTGCGCCAATTCATTCGATCGCACCAACGTCCAGTAATTGACGGTCGCGAAAAATACGTTTGCAAAGTCGCGTGCTTCTTCCGATTCATAAGCGATTCCGTTCTGCGCTAGATAGCCGTGTAGATTCATCGCGCCGAGTCCTATAGAACGCATCTCACGGTTAGCCTTTGCGACGGCTGGCGCGTTCTTGATATTCGTAGATTCCGAAACGACCGTAAGAGCATCGACGGCTAGTTTGACGGCGTTTTCGATTGAGCCACCCGCCATCACATTCGCAATATTGAGTGAGCCGAGGTTGCACGAAATGTCCAGGCCGATGTCGTCCGGTTCACCATAGTCGGTGTATTCCGAGACGGTTGACGCTTGACAAATTTCTGAACAGAGGTTAGAGAATTTAACGCGGCTGATATGATTCAACGCATGTTCACGGTTAACGTTGTCTTGAAACATCATGTACGGATAGCCCGACTCGGAACGCAACACGGCCATCTTTTCGAGCAACTGGCGTGGGTTAATACGTTCTTTACGCACCTCCGGATTATTTACGAGTTCATCGTACATTGCGCAGATATCCATTTCGTCTAGATGCGTGCCATATGCCTTGTAGACCGTATGCGGATAGAATACGTAAGCCGGACGATCTTCTCGCGCTAGTTCGATGAACTTATCGGGCACAACGACGCCGATCGATAGCGTTTTGACTCGGACGTCTTCATCTGCCGAGATTTTCTTCGTATCTAGGAAATCGTTTATATCCGCGTGGAATACGTTTAGGTACGCCGCACCTGCGCCCTGTCTTTGCAGACTATTCGGACGTGCTCGCTACACACGTCCCGCCTTTCGGCTGCTCCGTGTTACCACGAAGATTAGACTATATCATCACCCGCTAGGGGGCGCCTCCTGTTTCGACTGCCAATCGCTTGCAGCCTACGGCTTTCGCCTAGTCGTTGCACGTTCAAGAGACCTTTTTAGATTTCTGAGCAATTAATCCAGTTCGGACCGCGTGGTCATAATTTTCTTTAGGAGTTACCCACTCAAGATTTTCTATAGAGAAATTGTCTTTATTTCCGTCAACATGATTAACAAACTGTTTATTTTCGGGATTAGGTATGAAATTTAAGGCAACGAGTCTGTGAATATATCTCTCGAATCTCACACCATTCTTAAAAAGCACAACTATCGGATAATGTCCGCTCCTTGGTTTTGGTTTTATAAGAGTCTTATCCGAAAGACGCACTACTCGGCTTTTACTCGTCACCCCATAGTTAGGAAATTCCTCAATCACTTTAATTTCTTCTTTTTCTAGTGGGGTGTATGGTATAGATGTCTTCCGTAATCCGAGTTTTATAGCTCTGTGATTTACTGTTTCTCTTGAAACTCCTAAGTAATCCGCGATCTGTCTCTGAGTCATGTTCGTGTAGTTGTCGATAATAAATTGCTCATCAATATCCGTTTTATTGTGTGGTCGTCTTGCTTCGCTCATGATTGTCCTCCTTTAGTAGTGTGGCCCTACCGCTTTGAGGAGTTCCCATGAATTAAAGAGGTTTTCGATCGCCATTACTGACGAAAGGGGCCAATTCAACCCATTTGATCCGCATATCGGAACGCATTATCGAGCAGCTTCATTACGCCAACTACGCCTTTTGTCGCTCCGGCAACGTCCTTAATCGCCTCACCTTTTGCGCGAATCTTCGAGAGGTTAAGCGATACGCCTCCGCCTGACTTCGATAGCTGCATCGAAATGTCTATTGCGCGTGAGATGTCGTTCAGCGAATCGTTAACTTCGAGCAGGAAGCACGACACCATCTCGCCTCTGCGTTTACGTCCGGCATTCAAAAACGTAGGCGTCGCAGGCTGGTATTCCTGGCGAATCATTAACCGCGCAAACTCGATCGCCTTCTGACCGTCGCCTTTTCCGAAGTACAGCGCACAACAAGCGATGCGATCTTCGTAGCGTTCGAGGATTTTCTTGCGATCGTTCGTCTTCAGTGCGTAGTCATTGTAAAACTTGAATGCGCTCATGAACGAAGGGAATCGGAACTTGGCGGCATAGGCCGTTTTGTAGACCGCCTTAATTTCATCGAATGTATAAGCGTCTAGGAACCCCGTCTCGTAGTAATCGTTATCGCGTAGATAGTCGAGCTTTTCTTTTAAATCGTGGAAAAATACGGTGTTTTGATTTACGTAGTCTATAAAATAAGCACGGACGGCTTCTCCGTCTTTCTCGAATTGAAACCGCCCGTCTTTTTGAATCATAATTTCGTTATTTAACTCGATATGTCGCTTCAAAGCGCCTTCACCCTTTCCGTGAATAATCTAACGTCCTCTTCCGTCCCAGCTAATTCGAACTTGCCGATCACCGGCACGTCGTAAAGCGTCGCAATAACGTCAGCAGCCGCGCCAAAGCCGTCGCCCCAATTTCGATTTCCCGACGCCATTACCCCGACCATCCAATCGCCGTTATCCTTAAGCCATTCGCTTACCGTTGCGGGCGGCTGGCCGAAGTCGTAAGTCGGCGTTACCAGCACGAACGGCTCCTCGACGACCTCGCCCGTCTTGATTTCGCGCGCCTGACCGCCTAGTCCGGTCTTAACGATGAACCGCCGTACGTTTCCCGTCAGCGAGTAGAAATATACGATCACGGCTGAACTCCGGTCGCGTACGCTAATAGCACCGCAGTAGGAATGATCAGCATGACGAGGCCGGCGATTTTCGTCGTGATTTCTTCGAATGTTTTCGCCTTCACGCCGCCCACAGATATAATGAGAATCGCGAGGCTGAATAGCGCAACATACGTGATCATTCGGCTTCACCTTTCTTTCTATAATCGTCTAAGCTACGTCCTAACTTATTTAACTGGCGTTCAACTTCCGCGGTTCCCTCTTCGCCAAAGTACGCCGGATCTACGCCGAGAACTTTAGACGCTTCTTCCATCGCTTTATAGAAAATAGAATCGTTAGTATCCGTCATCCACGCCCACCTCTCCGTTCAATTTCCGCATCTAATTCCGCAATTCTAGCAGCCGTCCGATCACGCTCGATTTCCGTCTCAATCCGTTTAGATTCGAGTCGACTTAGCCGATACTCATGATCGATCAGATCGACTTCTAATCGGCGTTTCATGTCGGTCAAATTTGCGAGTGGAACGCTGTACATTTCCGCATATTCAACCGCGCTGACTTTGCGATTCTCAACCGCTTTGATATCGTCTCCATATCGTCCCTTAACCGCTTCGATCGTCTCTTTTGAATACGAGAAGAACGCGTTAGCAAACTCGGCTTCTTCAGGCGTAATGACCGCCGTTTTATCCGCTTCTTTTTGCCGCAACTGATTGACCAGCGCAACCGAAGCGTTTATCAGATTATCGTATGTCTCCTGCGATATAGTAACGTTGGGCGTATCTTCCATCGTTATTTACCTCCGATCGTGTCGAGGATTTCTTTGATTGCGTAGTATTCAGGGTTCATCGTCTGCATAATGCCGATAGGTGTTGCCGCCATTCCGGTAATTAAAGCTGCGACGGTGACGGTGATGATTACGATAAACAAACCTCCGTCACCCACACCTCGAAGTTTGTGGTAAAACGACTCATCTTCACCCCTACGATAAGTACTTTCGCCTTTTGCGATAATGAGGTAATTCAATCGAACTAAAGCCGCAAATATCACCAACGAGACAACGCCTACCGCCACGTTAACTATTCCGAAGGTGTACTGCTGATTGATGAGAACCCCGTAAACATGTTCCGCCGCTACTCCGAGCTTTGCGGCTAATTTGTCGATATAAGCCATCGCTTTATCCATTTGCGCCCGCCTCCTTTACTCGCTTATAATCGAATTTACCCTCGGGAATATTAAACGACTTACCGTCTGAATCTTGGTAACTCACGCCTATAAGTGTGTTGTCGTATAATAGCGCGTTATTATTTCTAGCTTTTATGGCGCCTTCAATAACTTCATATCCTATCATCACCGAACGTTTGCGTTTTCTTAGCCACCAAATCGCAAGTTTCGTAATCATCTATTTCGCCCCTTTCGGTTTCTCAATCACGCCTTCACGAACCAGATACGAAAGCCCAATCGCAACCGCATCCGATTCATCATCCGTACGAAACGTAAAGTCATCCGGTAACGCAAGAATGCGCCTTACACCCGCCTCTACTTCGTCCTTTGTTGCGCTGCCTTTTCCGGTCACATCCCGCTTAACTGTGGTCGGTGGTATCTCTTCATCGACCTTGTACCCGTACTTACCAAGCGCCGTATCAATGACCGCCCATGCTCCGAACACTGTTTGCGTCGCTCTCTTATTTCGACCGCCCGTGAAATGTTCGCGGACAACTACGTCAAATGGTCCGTATTCGTGCAGAACCATTGTCGTTGCGGCTTCAATATAAGAGTAGCGATGGCTATCCGGCGATTGGCTTGACGTGCTGACAGACGTTACGTGAACGAGATTGATACGCGGTCCTGACTTTAGGCGCTTAACTTCGAGGACTGCGAAGCCTGGATTCGTTGATATGTCTAGCGCAAGGATGCGGATAGACTTGGCGGCGGTCACGAATACCACCGACTGAAATCGATTTTCTCCGTCTTTAACGCCTCTGCCGCAAGTTTTTCCGGTTTATCTGCGCCATTTGCTATCGCCTTTAAAACCTCCGCATACAATTCGTCTTCCATGCCGTGAGCCGCCTCATCATCGAAGGCTGCTTGTCGGATAGCCTCAACGCGTTCCTGAACGTCATCTATCGTCATCAAACCGCCTCCCCTTCCCGTACTCTCTCGATAAATGCGAGCGCCTCTGCGTACTGCTGCTTCGTGCTTGCGTACATGCCCGATCTGCGTACCTGCGCTACTTTCTCGCGAATGGTTTGTAGTTCCTCGTCCGCCAGCGACTTAGCGATCGTAGTTTTATAGTTGTTGAACGTCCATGCTCCGAGATCAAGCGCCGGCGGCTCGCCCGCATCGACCGCATTTCGGATATCTACGAATCTATCAAGAATCGCGTCAATGTCATGCGGCTTAATTTCGATACCAAACGCTCGGATGTCCGGCGACTTCTCGAACTCGCCTTCCGGATAGACCCACGACTTTTTAGACGCGTTGACGTAGAGAATGACGTAATAATCAACGCCATACATCGGTCCATAAGTCACGCATTGTGCTACGTGTTTTGCTTCCGGTTCACGCATTGAATGCAGCGAAGTCTTGGCGGCGGTCGTTTGCTTCGACTTGATTTCGAGGCCAACCCGTAAGATTTCGCCGTCTGCCGTCACATAGCGAAGAATGCCGTCGCAGGTCCCGTATAAGTAGAACGTCTGCCCGCCGCGCTCGATCTTGTGATTGCGTTTGGCGAAGTCCTCGAATACAGGCGTTCCGTCTTCGTTGCGTTCGAAGTCAAACGGACACACGCGGCCTGTCTTTTTACCGAAGTGCTTCGCCATGAACAAAATATCGCGCTGTATCATATCGCCGATCGCCGTTCCTAGACGCGTCCATCGTCCTTGGTATGGCGGCTTGGCCTCGACGTCCTTTTTCGCGTTCAGCGCCTTGTGGTATAGTTCGCGCGGACATGCGTTTGATGCCGACGGTGAGAAATACGGGCGCTTCGGAAATACGTTTGGCGCACTCGCGTACCATCGGTGGATATCTGCGTCTAACTGGTTATCCCACGTCTCGGACAGCGAGTGCCATTCGTTAAGATACGATACAAGTTCATCCGCGATTGATTGCGCAAATGATGGCTCGGAGGAACCGCCGTTACTAAGTAATTGAGCCGCTAATTTTCGTTTGTCTGCCGTCAATTAATCACGTCCTTTTCCTTGCCAGCCTTCGCCGACAATCCGTTTTTGTTTTTCGTAATCATCCGCGTTAGGGTAATCATCGCGGCTCACTTCACCACTGAAAAACTCATCGATCTTCAAACCCTCGCCCCATCTTCGGCTTATCTCGATATCCGTCTTATTCGGTATGTTTCCGAAAACGTACGTATTGACCATGACATCCTCGAAGTCTTTTACGTCTTGCTGCGTAAGTGTATCCGGCACTAATAAAAGCGCCTCGTCGTGAACCACGCACCATAAGCGCCATTCGCCTCGTCCTTCAGCCGTTTTTCTATCGCATAGCTCCTGAAGCGCAATCATAGTCGCCTTTGTTTGAATTGCAGCCGATCCTTGAACGCGTGCATTCGTTGACTGCGTGAAGACCGCCGAGTAGTGGCCTTTTGCGCTCCGATCTTTAGCGTCAGGCAGGCGTCGCTTCCGCTGTAGATGATCCATCCAAACGAAGCCGTGTTTCTTGACGAACGCCTGATTCGACTCGACCCATTCCTTTACGACCGGAAATCTCTCGAAGAAGCTATCGAGGAACTTCTGCGCCTCATGCTTTTCTACGCCGATCGCGTCTTTTAACATGTTCGCACCGCCTCCGTAAGCAACCGCAAGCATAATTACCTTCGCCTGTTTACGATAGACCGAACCATCTCCGCATTCTTCGATTGGCTTGCCGAATACTTCTGCCGCGATAGAGGCGTATAAATCGTCGCCGCGGAAATAGTTATCGACCAGCTTCGGATCTTGCGTAAAGTACGCCAGGCATCGGTATTCTTGTTGGCTCCAGTCACCGCCAAGTATTGCGTACCCTTTAGGCGCAACGAATAATTTCCGAGCTTTTTTCGGCTGATTCTGAAGGTTAACGCCTGTTCCGCCGGAACTGAAACGCCCTGTCTTCGCTCCATTCGGATTGAAGTTCGTGTACAGCTTGCCGGTCTTTTGATCGATTAGCTCCGGCAATGCGTTGATATACGTTGAATAAAGCTTAAAGATGTCTTTGTATTCGAGTAGCTTCTTAACTACCGGATACTTTTTCGCGAGTGGTTTAAGTACCTTCTTCGCATCGGTTGACGCCAGTGATTCGCCAGTCACCCGTTCAAGGGCCGGCTTCAGTTGCGCCGGAGAGTTTATATTGACATCGCCTAATTCTGCGATTAATTCATCGTATAAACGGTCTAAGCCGTTCTTTAATTCACGGCCATATTCCTCGGCGTAATCTAAATCAATATCGAAGCCTGTCGTCTCCATCTGCTGAACCACGCCAATCAACGGAACTTCTACCGTTTCGTAATAACGCAGCACTTCCGGCATCTTTGCGAGGTATGCTCGTTGGAAATTCCGCAGTTTAAGCGTCACGTCACCGTCTTTAGCCGCATAGGCAAGCGCAATATCTAAGTCGTCTACTTCGTCAAAGCCAATCTTTCCGAATAAATCCCCGTAAGTGCTCGACTCGATGCGTAGGTACTTTGTAACGAGATTCTTTAGCGCAAATGACGGTTCGTTTTCGTTTAGAAGCCGCATAGCTTCCTGTGTATCCCACGTAAGTCCGCGTAGCTTAATGCCTTCGCGATCAAGCATATGAATATCGAACTTAGCGTTGTGAGCGAGCTTGCCGACAGTTGGATCTTCGTAGAAAGGTCGTAGCGCTTCGTTTACTAGGTCTCGGCTTAATTGCGATCGATTCGTTTTATGTCGCGTTGGAATATAAGCGTGTACGTCCGCTTTGATCGCCGTGATCACATGGCCGACAATATAGTCGTTCCATACGTCTACGCCGGTTGTTTCTACGTCAAATACGATTTCTTCTTCGTTTTTGAGTAGCGCAACGAACTCGGACAGCCGCTTTTCCTCCGTAATCAGCCAATAATTATCCGGCGTTTCCTCGACCATCTTGCGTAGCTTTTCCTCTCGGTTCTGCGCTTGCGCCGTTTTCCAAAGACGCAGCGCTTCCGCCTTGCTGAATTTCTTCGGCTTGCCCGCCTTATTAACGCAGTCAGAAGGATCGCGCGCCAACCGGCCGTCCTCCATAGCCGCCTTGACTTCGTCTAATTTCTGCCGGTCCGAGTCGCTAAGTTTGCTAGCGTAGATGCGACGCCAGGCATCCTCGATAGTCTCGACGGCGTTGGCCGCTTGCTTACGTTTAGCAACTTCGGTCGCCGGCGCCGCCTTATCCGCATTTACGTTTAGTTTTAACGGCTTGATTTCCACGTCGCGTCCTCCTTTCTTCGTTAATGGGCGCTTGGCAGGCGGCGCATTTAGCTGCGATCAAAACGTGCCTCGACCGGAGTGATTAGCGTGATTTTATTAGGCCATTCTCGGCAAATTCCGTACTGTTTCGTTAAACATCCGACTTTATCATCGTCAACCAAGCCCTCCTCGCAAATCTCTCCGTCCTCTACATACGCAACAATATCGCCGACTTTATATTCGTCAACTTTGCGGCCGATCTTCGCCCATTTTGTAGTACGCTGTGCTTTAGCTTCTTTAGCGGCTGTAATTTCGGCATCTGTTGCGGGGACTAACGTTTCCTCACGTACCCACAGCGCTTTTCTTCTTTTGGCAATTGGGATAATCAGATAAGGCTCATCGTCTTTGGAATCGTCAGTAACCCAAACGATATCTCCCTCGTCAATCCCGTCTAAATCTTCTGCACCGGCCACCTTCGCATAATCGCCGACTTTTAGGCGTACGTGCTTCTTGCGGAAAACGGCAGTTTTCGTAATCCCCAACACTCTACTGTGGTAATCTCCGATATCATCTTTTACCGAAACCCATCCAGTTACTTCTTCTCTTATCACCTCGTAAAATCCGTCTGCTGTTAAATCAGGATGAATTCGACCATTAAGTACTAAATCGCCAACCTCCGCCTCTCCCTCAACACGTTCATACTCCACGCCTTCATACGCAATTTTCGTAATCTTGCCGTCCACCATATCGAGCGGCTTTACGCCTTTTAATGCCGCCATTTATACCGCCTCCGCTTCGTTTTCTAATGCCGCCAGGTATGCGCGGTCTAAGTTAAGTTTGAGTTCGTGCCATGCTCGGACGCCTTCGTTCTTACGCGGCATCCAATAATCCGTAATATTGCGACATTCGAACATATACGCTTTTGTCTCGTTGTCTTCGATCAGCACACCGATAAAATAATCCGTATCAGATTTCGTATAAGCCTGACCGGTGTTCTTCCGTCCGCTGACGGTTAAACAACCGCGGCTGTCCCGACGGTCACGAATCGTCTTGACCTGGATACGTTTGATTGCGCCCGTGATCGGCTCGGCCGCGAGAATATCATACGGCTCTTCGGTTTCCGGCTTACTAACGCCTGACCAGCCGGCCGCCATTAAGGCAGCGCGTGCGATCAGTTCGGCGAATTTGCCGATCGTTTCTTCCTTGTGCGCCATTATTCGGCCTCCTTTACGCCGTGAGAGGCGAGGATTTTGTCGATATCTGACGCAATGTCTGCTTCATTCACTACCGATTCTCTAAGGTGTTTGAAGTCGTCCTTCCAATGAATTGACAGGCCGCCCTTTATATCGAGGTTCTTAACCTCCCAAGCCGAGGCCGCTAGCACGATTAACTCCGCCAACGAAACTTCTACGGTGACCTTTTTCGATAAATCTAACGTCTGCGCTTCCGTTTTAATTTCTCGCATCTATGCGTCCTCCTTAAAATTCGAAGTTTTCTTCGGCTGGTAGTTCGTCGTCTGACGCCCCACCGTCAAGCGATTCGCCGATCAGCGCCAAGTTAAAGCCGGCCGTGACAAGATTTTGGAGCATTTCCTTTTCGTCAGCTTCGTAAACAATTCCATCGAATAGGGTCGCATCAAATTCTTTACCGTCCTGCGCCTTAAAGTTCGCTTGTTCTTCCGGCGTCAAGTCCTCCTCGAAGTCGATTAACGGGTTAAGCGAAACCACTGTGTCTCGTGCGTTCCCTGTTGCGTTAGTTTTCGTTAATTCGAACGCCAGCTTACCGAGCTTCTTTTCGTATTTAAGTATCTGCGTACGAACGGTCTGTGCTTGCGGCTTACTTAGGTCGATTAATAACTCCTTACCGGTCGCTAGATCGATAAATCCTAAGATAAATCGTAGTGATCCACGGTATTTACTTGCGAGTTCCTTTTGCGCCTTTTCTTCTTTTTCGTTACCGCTCTCTTTCGCTTGCTGAGCTAATTTAGCATGATATTCCGCAGCTTTATCCCATGAAGTGAGATTTCTCTCTACGAATCCCTTTTTATTTAATGTCGACGGATTCTTTGCTCCGAAGGTAGACACCTTACCAAATACGTTGTAGCCATAGTAACTCATCAAATCGATAGGACCCATGACGCGTACTTTGTAAGACGTTCCGATCCCGAACTTCGAGAAGCTGCGTTTATTTAAGTTTCCGCCCCCTTCGTTACTTACTTCAAGTCCTAGTAATGCGTCTGCGCCTTTTTTGAATTGTGTCATCCGATTACCTCCGTTAATTTGTTTTAGGGTTTGACCCTCGCAAAACACCGGTATCTGCGCCCGAGACGCCGCCAGCGCACGGCATAGCGACGCGACAGTTTTACTTAACGACCGCCCCGGTATTCTCCGAGCGTCGGCGGTCACTCGCCGCCTTTATTCCGTCTTTCTTCTCGCAATAGTGACCAATACATGCCGCCGATAATGATAGTCGCGATGCTGCCGACGAATGCGAAGTACATTAGGAAGTCGTCAAACATACGCAGCCACTCCTTTCGCATAACGCGTTACCCTGCGCTTAATTTCGTGCGATTCGGCCGGTAATTCATCAACGCGCATTTGAACGGCATTAATTCGGGCTTGTAACGCCATTCTTTTGGCTTTCGAACGTGTGCGTTTGAGTTCTTCGGATAACCAACGAAGTTCTTCGTCTAATTCAGCCGAGAACGTTTCTGTTTTACTAAGTGCCTCATTTGCGTTCTTTTGTACGATATTATAGGCGTCAATAAGTAAATGCTTGGCTTTTGATCCGGCATTATCTTTTTCCTTATAAACGGTAATAACGACGTTTGTGTCTACCGCAAAATGAATAACTACGCCTTTACTCGCGTACATACGAGCCTCTTTTCCGGATTCATCTACGGTGATTCCGAGATACTGAGCGTGTTCCATTTTCTGTGCGATCCAATTACGTGCGGCATAATGATTGTCGATCCCGAATCGTTCTCTAAATCGCTTCTTTGCGTGGTGGGTTATGGTTATTTCGGAAGGTTTCATCCGACGCGCACCGCCTTAATGGTCGCAGGACGATAAAAGTCAGCCGGATCATCTTCGCGGTAAAGAGCGCCTTCGTATTGTAGTTCCGTTAATTTTTGGATATTAATTGCGGGTGGGAAATCGTTTGCAGGTCGTTTCATAGTACGTTAGTCTCCTTTTCTATTAGGTTAAACGTACTAGACAGAGGGTTGTTCGTATCGCGTTCGCTTGAAATTCGATTCTCAATCGATTATCATTAAAATACGTAGCGAAGCCCTCGTGCCTAGATACGTGGTTATGCTGTTAGTTCGCGCTGGCAGTGTAAACGGAAACGACGGATGAACTTGCGATGTGCTTCGAAATTTCCTCCTAAACGTTGCGTCAACAACGTGGAGATTTCGGCCATATTCGTACATCCTTCGCTCCAACATTTGAGTATTAATTCTTTGCGGAGATCGCCTTGCGTCAACAGGGCGGTCTTTTCTTTTAGTAAAACTTCGCCTTCGACGTCCGTCAAAACGTCTTGAGGCTCCCACGAGACATTACCGTCGTCTCGCATTCCTTCTATTGATAATGCCGCTTCTTTTCGTGATGCCTTCAGATACTTATTTCGTTCCCTTACGATAATACGTTGTATCAACGCTTTCTTATCGCGTCCGTTGTCTTCGTACCTTTCGAGCCAGTAGCCTATCGAGTTAAAGCACCGCTGCTCGAACGATGTTTGGTCGGGAACTAAGTGTGCGATTCGTTGCGATTCTCTTTGCACATACGGAATCGCTCCGTAATCTGCGGCTAATTGAAGTCTATTAAATTTTTGTTTATTCAAGTGTTTTTCTCCTCCCGTCCCTTACACTTATACAGTCGCATATGGTCTGTTAGAATCGGGACATTTGATTTAAAGTTTTTTATAATTTTTCTTCCATGTCCATATAGTACCAAAAGCAACTATGTAATATTTGAAAGTTGAAAAACTAAAAAAAGATTTTGATTTTAAACTAGATTCTATTTTTAGACAAAAAAAAGAAGCCTAATGGCCTCGTTATCCTCCTGGACGAATGTCTGCTGTTTTGTATGGCTGCTCTGCTTCTAGCGCCCCGTCCGTTCCTTTGTTAAGCTGTACAGTTGATACCGCGATTGCTGAAATCAATAAAACACTCAATAAAATCTTCTTCAAAATAAAGCATCCCCTTTTTCGTGTAGTTGTAGTTTGAAAATGTATCAATTAGGTACTTAGGCACCCCAGCGTCTTTAAAATCTCTCATTACCAACGCTGAAAAGAAAAAGTCTGAATTGAATAGAAATTGACGATGGCATTCGAATAGCCCTTCGACACTACCTTTTTTATATTTTTCGAGGTATATGTAAAAGTCGTCCGTTCTCTCTTCGTATATCACCTCCTTTAATTGATCTAGTAATGCTGACAGTTTATCGGGGTCTTTTCTATTAACATACGCTTCTGCAAGTAGGAAGTTGTTTTTTGCGTTTGTAATAACGAAATCAACACCTGTTTTATAAGCGTATTTATAACTCTCTTCAAATATGGCCATCGCATCTCTTTTACCTTTTGACATCGCGATCATACCTAAGATATAGTTCGCATCGGAAACGGATTTATTCGAGATGTTTCCGTTCTTAATTATGGTTGCGTAGTGTTTGGCTGCGCCGAGATTATTTAAACGTAAGTATACAGGCGACATCAACTCAGCGAATCGATGCACGTAGCACTCTTTTATGAATAGCTTCTTCTTATCGCCTAATGACTTGATGCTGTCTCCGATTGAAGGCGCCAGCTCTAGGATCGAGTGAATCTGACCCTTTCCATAATAACCATAACACATATAGATCGAAGATAATATTCGTAATTCTTTGTGCTTACTCTTTGAAAAAAGGCTCATTGTTTCGATCATATCATCAATACTAATTTCCGCATTAATGTAATTCAAGATAGTTTTGTAAATTTGAACATGGTCTTCTAAACCGAATGTCTTTTTGTGAACATTGATTAACGAGTTTAATAAATTTGTGTTTCTCGTAACTGCTGCGTACTCCATCATTTGTTTTAAGTAATCATTGTTATCAGTCTTTTGAATCGACAAACACCATTCGGAAATTTTTTTATTTGAGTTGTTCGGAAAAAGGAAGTGTGCGAGGATTACAAGTGCCCTAAAGCTAATAGTTCCATTATTCCGGAAGTGCGTCATGGTTGATTTATCTGCTCGAATGATTTTTGCGATTTCGTTATACTTCAAATCATTGTCTTCAATCAAACTACATAATTCTCTTCTGATCGATTCCAAAAGCTCTGACCCCCTTCGTTTGTTCTTGTCTTTTTATATAGGTTGAGTATAATTGAAGTATACAATAAATGTTCGCGTACGTAAACATTTATTTTAAATATTTTTCCAATAAGATACGGAGGTGGTTGAATTGGTTGATTTCTCGCCGCTTTTTGACACTTTAAAAGAGCAAGGCAAATCAAAAAGTTATCTGCGCAATTTTATGTCGTCGTCTACTCAGGCTAAGATCACAAAGGAACCTGCGATGAACGGTGCTAATCTAGAGTTCCGCGTAATAGAACGGATTTGCCTCGAATTGGACGTGCCTATCGAAAAGGTTGTCCGTATTCTTCCAAATCCGCCCGAATGACCATTTAATCGGCGGCGTTATGTGGTATAATTTCCTTCGTAAAGCGCGTCATTTTGCTTTGCGGAGGTGTTTATCTCGCAGTATTCGGTCGTCAATTGCCGGATAAAGGAACTGTGTTATAAACGTGGTTATACGCTTATTCAACTCGCAGAAATGGTCGGTATCTCAAAAACGCAGCTTTCCGATTACATAGCGCTTAGAAACGTCCCTAACGTTGAAATGGCGTATTCTATTGCGCGCTGCCTCGACTGCCCGGTCGAAGCTTTATATAATTGGCGTCCTTTATCCGGTAGCAACACGGAGGGTTAAGACAACCTCCGCCGACCGAAAGTTCGGATATTCCCGAACCTCACGTTAATACTTACCGCCTCCGCACGACTAACAACTCGCTTAAGAGCGCCCTCACCTTTCGCCATCAATAATTCATTCGCATCCTTAAAACCTTCCGTTATATAACCGTGCGCAAGCCTGACTTTGCCGCGCATCTTTAGCTCGACCTCCTTCCGAAGTTTCTCACCGGCTTCGTCGTTGTCAGATACTACTATTAAATATTCGATCGGAGACTGCGCAATTATGTCCGCCTTTTGGTCGGAAAATTTACTGCCGCCTGTCGCAATGCCACAAAAGCCGGCCGTACGCCACGACTGCGCATCGATTTCAGCCTCGGCTAGAACCGCTACTTTGGCGTGATCAGCATAAACGGTTTCGATGCCGTAGATTAATTCTCGTATAGGCAATCCGCCCTTTGCGTACCAAAACGCTTTATTCCGAGTCGATCGGTACTTCACGTTTGCCAGGCGCTTATTAGGCAGTCGCCATGGTATCACCACCGTTTGTCCGACCAAGCCTACGCCTGCTTTGCGCTGAACTTCTTCGCTTACACCGCGGTTAGACAGATACTCATTCGGCCCGATTTTAACGTCCGCCAATAAAGCCTCGGCTAATGGCCGTCTAGGCTCGACGATTTTTAAACGTGGAATGCGGAGTTTTAGACGTGTTTCACCTTCGCCAGTACCGTAGTTCTCGGCGAGATAATAAGCTGTTTCTTCCTCGGTTTCTTCACGTAGAAACGCTAATAATTTAATGAAGCCGCCGCGTTCGCCCGTGCCGCTATCTCCGAAATAACCGGCCTTTGCGTTTTCGGTATCTTCATAATAAACGTAAAAACTAGGAGTCCGGTCGTCGCGAAAAGGGCTTGCCGCCGTTAAACGGTCAGCGTGCCACGTTGGTCGATCCCATTCGTATTGTTCTAACTCTTCTCGAATATCAACGTCCGTAGGGACGCCATTGATCGTAAGAATAGACATGTATATACTACTCCTTTCGTTATATTACACTATTCTCATCGACATTGTAGTCGCAATTTGTCGAAAATATTCAGATATTTACGGTGTAATTCATGGTAGTCTTTCCATTTTTTAGAATCCAAAAGCCGCTAAATCCACTTGCTTAATTAAGCCGACTTGCGGCAGATAAACGATCTCTACGACTTCATCTTCGCCACCATCACGCCCCTTATTGACGCCAACCAATCCGCGCCCTTCTCTTACGTTCGTATCAACCGGAATTAGCACCGCTGCGTCTTGTAGTAACGCAGACGTTTTCATGACGTCTTTACGTTTCGGCAACTTAATCTCGCGGTTACCGGCTTCATCTTCAGTCGCGTCGTCCTCTCCGGCTTGGGTAATTGCGAAAATGACAACGTCCATCGTACCGGCTAAACGACGCATTTTTTTAGACGTATCAGCAGCCGCACCGCCTGTCGTTTTATTCGAGTTTGATTCGTAGTCGAGGTAGTAGAACGGATCGACCATAACAACGTCCGCCTTCGTTTGTTCAATGTCCGCTTTGAGGTCACGCAGCGAACGAGAATCGAAGTCTTTGTCGTCCACAGCACGAACCGTAATAGAACCGGCAATAATCGTATTTAACGTCGCGATAAATTCCATAAAGCCCTCCTCGAACTCTTCCGATAACTTGCCCTGGCGGACGTCCCTCGAATCAAATCCGGCTTCCATTTGTTGACCGTCGATTTCGGTTAAAGCAACGCCTTGATCTCCGGAAAGGGAAACGTAGATGCGAACGAGAACCTCAAACCATCCCATCTCCATCGACCAAATAAGTACGTTAGCGCCTTGAACTGCGCAATTAATCGATTCTTCAAGCGTGATCGCCGACTTGCCGCGCCCTGACTTTCCGTAAACTACGTACATGTTCGAGCTGACGTAGCCCCCGATCGCTTTGTTAAGCGCCGGAAACTTGCTGTTCCAAATGCGGAAAGACTCGCCAGCCTTGCGTTTTTCGTATTCGGCTCGGAACTTATCCACGTCTGTCACGACGTTTGTTCCTACTGTTTTACGAACGCTTGTTCTTATTTTACTCCGTTCCGCGACTTCGGTCAACCAATCAAAAAATTCCTGCGGATTACCTCCGTCCTGCGCGCGGTTGAATCGCTGAATAAATTCCGAATCGGCTTTTTTGACTCCGTTGGCGCCGTACTTATCGTTGAATATTTCGGTAAAGTCGTTTAGCGCAGCCGTTTCCTTTGCCTTCTGCGCCAGGTACTCGAACGTTGCATCGATACTGAACTCCGGCTGGAAAGTCGGCACCTCGGTCGCAACCATCTCGGCGGTCGGCGCTTGGTTGCCGTTCTTTTCCGCATAGGCGCTGATATATTCGAAGGCTGCCCGTTCGCCATTCGTTTGGAAATCCTTGCGCGTTAGGCCATAGCGCAATAAGGCAGTCGGGTCGTTCGCTTCGATTACTTTCGATAAAAGGCTAGTTCCGAAACTCATCGGCAATCAGCTCCCTCGCCAGCCAATTGCGTCATTACTTCGTCCATCTTCGCCTTAAACGCTAAGTCACCCGTCTTGACATACTGCGCCTTGTTCCAGTTGTAAATGTCGAGTAGGTTGTCGGTTTGTGCCGCCGCCTCTTTACGTTCCTGCTTACGCTTTTCCGCTTCAATTGCGCTTAACTGTCTCGGTGTCTTCGGCTGTTCTTTTGCCGCCACATTAGCCGCCTCCGTTTCGTAGTTTATTAGATAAACGGTACTTCTAGCAGGCGGATAGTCTTCGAGGTTGAAGTCCGCCAAGTAGTCCTCCGCAACGAGCGCGTTAGCTAATAACGTCATGTCCGCCCCGAACGCTTCTAGCCACTCGCCATTGATCGCGTCGTACAGATCGTATTCAATAAAGTTAAATACGGCCTCTTTCGAAGTTTCCTCAATGTAACGTGCGCAATCAATGTAGAAGACGCGTCCTTCGTAGCCACCAACCGAAACTAGATCGCCAGTTTTATAGGCCGGCGTATGGTCCGCATATTCAAACGCATCTAGTTTATCGAAAATAGCGAGTTTATCCGCACCCTCCCCGTTAGCCAACGAATCCGCAACGAGTAGGTCACGTAAGTATTGAATTTCCGTTAATGATAATCCGCTCATTTACAGACGCCTCCTTTTAATAACGTACGACTAACGTTTTTAGACCTTTTTCCTTCGCTAAATTTATCATGTGCATTGTACCTCGACTTTTACCATCCCAAAACGCCATCAAAGCGTCTGCTTCTTCGGCCATCTCTTTATTACGAATATAGCCCGCTGATTTTCCATACCTATCCCAATCTGCCGGATGCTCGCTTACCGCATACCCTCGTTCTTTCGCATAGCGTTCTCCCAAAGCGTCTGCGCCTCTTGCTTTTCCGGATACTACTAAAATCTCGTCATTTTTGCGATTTCTGAGCGCTTGATCTAACTTCGCCCGCAGAAGTGCGTAATCGTTAAATTCACGCCCACCCGCCACTATAACCTTAAACATCACAGCCGCCTCCTTTTTGATCCGCCCGCGAAGACGATTTCTCTGCACTGGTCGGCGATACGGTCCGCAAGGCGCGCTTCTCCGAACACTTCCGGCAGATCCGCCATTTTGATATTCGACGTATAAACGGTCGGCATCCGATTCGTCACGCGGTAGTTGATTATCGTGTGTAAATCGCCGCGAAATCCGTCCGTTACGTCTCGTACGCCTATATCATCCAGGACGGCGAACGGCGCCCGTTTTGCTGCCTCTAGCGCGGCATAATATCGCTTGGCTGCCGGTTCTGCGATTGCGTCGGGTACTCGTGGTCTATTAAACTCGTTGTAGTCGTTCTGCCACGCATTAACATCGAGGAAATAAGCCGGACGCTGGTCGGGTTGTATGCCGCGCTTCAAGGCGCCGATGTAATGAACCGTTAGATATTCGTTTAAAAGAGCCGCTGCCGTCGTAGTTTTGCCTGTTCCTGATTTCGCGCTATATAAATACAGCGATTTAATGCGGTCGGCTTCGGTGTCAAATTGGCGTTCGAATGTCTTCGCATAAGTATCGACCGCCTTATAAGCTCCGGGTTGATCGGCACGCGCCGGCGAGTTGGTCAGCGTCACTAGCCGATAGTCTTCCGCCAATCCAGCCGCGCCCGACCGACCGCCTCCGCCCTCTAAGCCATGCAAGCCGAGGTATAGTTCGCAGTGTTTCGTACAATTAACGCCGCCGGCTTGGGCGCATTTGCTTGCAAGTAGGCACCGTGATTCATTCGTCATTCATAGCCGCCTCCTTTCGGTCAATTTTTAGGAAAGAATAGATGCGGAACAATGTACGGTTCTTTACCGTCACCACTATCCGAGACCGACATAACCATTTCTTTGATTCGATGGTGCTTCGGAATCTCATGAAATAGCGCATCGTAGCCGTTTAGTGTCTCCGAAATCTCAATCGTTTCATCCGTGTAATATTTACCGCTAGTTTTGAAGTACCGTACATTAACCGTTTTCATTCGCTCACACCCGTCCTCGAATCATCAATGATTACGAGATCAACATCGTTAATAAAATCGTAACCGTGATCGTAGTAATAGGTTCCGCCTTCGATCTTTTTTATTTTCTTCACATAGGTACCCTTTCCGGCATAATAAGTTCCTCTTACAACGTCACCCACACGTATTTCTGTCGGCTGCGGCACGTTCAGATACGCCACAGGCACCGGTAACCTTAACGCACGTCTTAGCGCAATAGCCTTACCGATATGTGCGTTGAAGCAGTCGTCAGGAGCGCATTTGGCGATTCCTCTATCGCGAATATATCCTTCTACAAACGATTTACGTAAAGCGACAACGGTTCTTTTTTCGGCATTTACGATAAAGTCGTGGCGATAACCGAGTTCTGTTGCGTAAAGAGCTTCTATATCTTCCTTCGCCTGCGCTACGATCTCATCCCGTTTCTGCTGATCGGACTTCTCATACGTGCCATGCGCCGCCTCAATTTCCGCATCAAAACGCCCTTGATCGTAGCCGTTCTTATACGACCGTGTTCTTAGCGCCTTCATCGCGTCCTCTACTAGCGCAACTAATTCGTCATAGTTCATTTCGTACAGGTTCGGGGTTGGCGATTGTTCTCCGATGATGACTTCGTATTCGTGATGGAGAATAAAACAATCATTTTCGCCTGTGACCCCTTTATCGGTTGTACTACTTACGGTAAATACATCGCCGCTCTTATAGTATCCCAATGAGAATCCGTCTTCTGTAATCAAAATACGCTCGCCTACTTCCGCCTTACGTTTCTCCGTCTTATACTTCGTCATACTAAAACAACTCCCCGTAGTTTATTTGCGACTGCGCAGCCGCCCTTTGATCGTCTTCTTCCGACTGCTCAGCCGTCTTTTGCTTTACGAGTAACGGCGGCAGGTGCCGGTCTCGCATATACGAAAACATAAAGCCGAAGTTGCAGCCGGGCCATTGAGGCGTCGGTTTCTTATGCGCAAAGCACGCGTCGATGAAGTCCCGCACTATAGCCGACCCATGTTCGCCGATCATCGTCTTTAGGTTCCGCGCTTCCATGCCGCGATTATTGGCGACGTATTTAATGCCGTAGACTTCGAGGTGGCGTTCGTGTAGATAGACGATGAAGTCGCGTGCCGTCCATTTTTCGATGGGCTTTTCGTTCATGAATTCCGCCTCCTATTCTTCGTCTTCTACTGTTCGCTGGTTTCTAAAAAACGTAGCCGAAACGAGCTTTCCTACGAGGTTTTTTAATCCGTACGCTAGTTTTTCGAAAAACACTCCGATGAAATACGGGATCATCAACACGAAATAAACAGGGTAAATGACGATGTTAATTCGACGTTCAATCGTTTGCTTACGATCCCATTCGGCGTCTGTATATACCTTTCGCAATCTACGTTTAGTCATTACGCATTCACCCCTTCGATTTTGATGCCGAGGAGATCAAGCGTGTGTTCTACGGTTTCTTTTCTGTCGAAAACAATCGAAGCATCTATTGATGAATACGTTAACTCTTCGTAGAATTCTCGTAATTTATCCTCACTAGATACCTCATCGCCTTTGCAGTTTATTCCCATTACCATATTTCGAACTCCAATAAGGTGCTTAATCGAGAGTTCATTTTCCCCGAGATAGTTTAAAACTTCTTTACGTAATTTATCTTTCGTGATTTCCGGCTTCATTTTAGCGCCTCCTTCATTCGGTCTAATATAAATCTAACGTAATCCTTAACGTGCTCAGGCGAGCTGATCGCGAGTAAATGTTCGGTCGCATCCCGATCATCAAATTCCTCCGGCATCATGTCGCGTATTCTAGCGAGGTGGTGCATATACGTCTCATTCTCCGCAATAAGCGCCGCCATTGCCTGACGTAATTCTGCGATTTCTTGGTCCTTTGTTTTAGTCACTTGACGTCCTCCCATCCCGGAAACAAATCTTCCATAGTTACCTCGCGTTTTGATCCGTCACTGGACTTTACGAAAATACCGCCAACTTCTCCCGGCTCACATTTCCGAACAGTGAGTCCGAGATGTCCGTAGGTCTCTTCAAGCTTCTTAGCGTCAAACATTTCATCCACGTTTTAACCGCCTCCTATTTTGGAATTTGTTTTTTACCGCTACAACAGATCGGACACCTATTCGTAATGATCTCGCAATCATCGTATTCGTTTCCGCAATTACCACACTGAATATTTCTAAGCACGATTTAACCGCCTCCTAGCCGTTTTATTTGTCGTGAGTATTAGCGCCCTCGATCGTCAATAAAGCCGCTAATTCCGTGCGAAATTCCCGTACCATTTGCGCGATCTCCGCCAGTGTTTCCGCATCCGACGTTTTGATTTTCCGATTCATTACGTCCAAGACAGCGCGATCAACCGTAGCGTGATACGAAACTTCTCGCCAGCGCTCGACCGGCGTTGGGTCAGCGTCGGGATTCTCGGCCAGTTTCTTCGCCCAGCCCGGCGCTTTGGTCGGGTCGGTGAAATAACGTTCATTTACGATGATGTTGTGGACGTCGGATGTAAGTTTATAATCGGGTGAGATCGGAATGTTAATCGTCATGATTATCGGACTCCTTTTCGTTTATTAATCGCAATACTTTGTCACTTAAATCGGCTACCTTTAGTTTTACGCCGTCTTTAAATTGCGCCTGAGTGCTCGGGGATAGTTCGGCAAGTGCTTCGTATATAGTAACGAGTTCATGGATCGTAAACATAACGCACCTCTTTCCGTTTATTATTTAAAACCGTAGCAATTCGTTCGCTTACGCTCACTCTTTGCAAATATCCTTTTATCGCGATAGATGTATCTTTTAAAGTAATTATTTGCGCGAAAGGTTTTGATTGAGCGCTATTATTAGTTTAGTTAAAATAAGTCTAGTTAAATGAGTTTAGTTCGTCTTCAAACTGTGAAGTACCTTACTTCAAATCTTGCAGGGGGCTATTATCGTTTTTTGAAGTGCCCGTCTCAACGAACCAATTGGGCGGCTCCCACAACGTATACTCATTCGATGTCTGCCCGTTCGCATTCTTCCGTTCTTTGACGTCAATAAGGTCGAGCTCCTTCAGTCTGCGTAATGCTTTCCGCACCGTATTCGTTGAGCACCGACATTTGTCTGCAATAGTCTGAACGCTTGGATGCGACTTCTTACTCGTATTGTCTGCGTAGAAGCAAAGAACGGAGTATACGAGTTTCTGAATCGGCTTATCTAAATACGTTTCATCTGCGATAACCGACTTCGTTACTCGGACGAACCTGTGGTCGTGAAAGTCGATCGGACGCTTGGCGTTTGTCATGTTAAGATTTCTTCCGTTTCTTCTGGAATGTATTCGATCGTAATAATCTCAGCAGCGTTAATCCCGCCTTCAACAAACCACAGAACACCTGATTTGTTGCGAAGAACCCAGTTCCACAATCTCATGAGGTCGCCTGTATCTTCTTTAACTGTCCATTCATGAATGGTGCCGTTTTGTAATGTGATTTTTACTTTTTCCAAACTGCCCACCCTCTTCTTTTTAATTAATCTTTTCGGTTGATGGATGATATCTCGCAAAATTTCCGAATCATTTTCGCTTTCATAAGTACAGTCGCATATGACCGTTCGAAATCGGGACATTTAAAATAAAAAAAATAACCCCGCCTATTTAGACGAGGTTTTCTTTTACACTTCGAGAGTGTCGTTTTTATTAGCTTTGTTAAATTGCTCTACGACAACATCGTCAACATAGTCGAGATATACTTGCGTAGATTCTAAGTCAGCGTGGCCAAGTATCTTTTGTAACGAACGGATATCCCCGCCATTACGTAGATAGTTGATCGCAAATGTATGACGCAGGCTATGAATACTCGCGCGGCATTCTCCTTTAAGGTTCGCCAATCCAGCGTACTTGGCCGCACGTTTACGTAAGTGCTCCTTCGCCATCTCGTCTCCGTACTGATTTACGAATACCTTTTTTGCCTCTCCAAAATAGTCTTCCGTTTCTAATAGAAGTTGATGGAGATTTTCGGCAACTTTTTCGGTCATCGGGACCATACGGTTTTTACGATTCTTGTTGATTGCGCCTGGTAACATAAGAACCTTATTATCGAAATCAACATCGGTCGGCTCGAGGCCTTCTAGTTCATTCGACCTTAATCCGCATTTTAATGAAAGATAAAACGCCACGTAGTCTCTGAATCCCGCAAAAGTATCCTTATCGATGACGCTGAAGAATCGCTTTACCTGCGAATCAGTAAGACTTTTAACGACGGTCTGATCGGTACGTAGCTTTGTCACACGACCGCAAGGACTCTCGTTAATAAGGCCGCGCTCTACCATCTTACTGAATAACGATTTAATACCGCCTAGCCGAATGTTAATCGTTACCGGCGATAGACCGCGTTTCTTTAACATTGTCGTAATATAAGTATGGAAATGATCTTCGGTGACCGCCGTAATTGGCATCGCAGGATCTAGCGCAGTCTCGTCCAAAAATTCGCCGAAATGGGCACAGTAGTCACCGATGGTTCTTTCTCTAAAATTCTGCGCAGTCATAACGGTAACTACTGTATCTAATGCGTCTTTTATTGTCGTGAATGAGGACCGAATTCGGTCGCTACTTACATCGCGCCTATTACGCACACCTTGCCGTCTTCTTGTAATCGCCAT